ACTCAATCTTTGTAAGACCTGTAAATATATTAATTGTTTTATGCGAGGTATGCTCAGTAGAACCATTATATGCCAGAAAGAAATTGATATGGAAAATAATTAACATGGAGGGCGAGAGATGAACGAGGAAAAACTAAAAAGCAGAAGATCAGAAATGCAATTACTGGAAGATCATTTAAAAATATTACATAAAAAATATGGACGGTGCATGTCTCTTCATGAATTTGATGTGGGATTTATTTGTTTTAAAAAATATTGGAAATACGGAAGCCTAATCCATTTTGAAAACGATTGTTTGAAGAAGGTAATTACTTAAATCACATTTTGTAATATATAAATAGGAGCACAGACTTGGAATATACGAGAAGGACTATAACGAAAGATCAGGAACTTGATATTGTCACGGGCCTGATTATAAGCACAGATTTCACCAAGCAAATACAGCCTCTCTACAAAAAAGAGTATATGACGCTGTCATATACAAAAATAGTATCGGAATGGTGTCTGGATTATTACAAGAAATACGACAGATCTCCGGCAATGGATATAATGAATGTGTTTGAGTCCAACAAGATAAATGTCAGGGACCAGGCGCAGATAGAGACTATAGAGATATTTTTGAATAAACTCAATGAGAAATATGAAGAATCGGATACATATAATGTCGCATATAATATTGATAAGGCCGTAGAATTTTTTAAGACGTCTGCGATCGATAACTTGATAGACAGGATAAAAGTCAAGAAGTTGTCCGGGGACATTGAGGGGGCAGAGGCGGAAATTTATGGGTTTAAAAAAATAGGAAAACAGTTATCGACAGTTGTAGATGTTTGGAATGATAGCGAGGCCTGCGCAAATGCAATTCGCGACGAAGGCAATGAGGATATTTTATTTTCTCTCCCAGGGGAAGCCGGAAAATTTATAAGACCTTTCAAGCGACAGGAATTTATAGCAGTTTTAAGCCCGAGCGGTAGAGGCAAGACCTGGATGTTAAATGAAATCGCTCTCTTGGCGTCACTGGCAAAATTAAATGTAGTTTATTTTAGTTTCGAAATGACGGAAAAACAAATTTTACAGAGATTTTTTCAGAGAATTACCGGGCAATTGCAACCAAATAAAAGCTTAAATGATATGGAGTCTGAAATCGATATTCCTTATTTTGATTCTTCTTTTGAAGAGAACGGAAGAATTTATAAGAGAAAAGAAAAGCGCAAGAGGCTTACGACGACCACAGCAATAAGACAGATAGCTAGAATTCAGAGAATGATGCATACCAAAAGTTTCAAATTGGTTTGTGCGCCGGCAGGAAGCATGAGCATAATGGATATGAATGTCAGTTTAGATAATTTAGAAGATCTATATGATTTTATGCCAGATGTAATTTTAATTGATTACTGTGATTTAATTAAATCTAGTGGTCGCAATGAAAAAAGGCACCAATTAGATGAGATCTGGATGGGCGCGAGAGCTATATCGCAGGCACGAAATTGTTGTGTGTTCACCGTTTCTCATACAAATAAAAACACTTTTGACAGAGATATAAGACAAGGCGATTATTCCGAAGCCGCCGTTAAATCAAATCATTTGAGTTTGGCGATAGCTTTAAATCAAAACGAAAAAGATAAAGAAAATAGTGCGGTAAGATTGAGTATAATGAAAGACCGTTTCTGCGAATTCAACCCAGCCGCAGAGTTAATGGTTTTGCAGGCATTAAGCGTTGGACAAGTTTTTTTAGACGCGAGAAGGATTTATAAGGAGAAAGCACAATGAGCAATTACGAATACCCAAACAATACCTTTTCATTCGGTACGACCAAGGCGGGAACCGATAATTTGAGACGAGAACGTGACGAAGAATATCGCGATAGAATACCGTTTATTTTATATAATGCGATGTTGAATTACAAAATAGAAATCGGTGATTGATATGAGTTATGTAAGCTTACACAACCACTCCTCGAAAGGATCCATCTTAGATTCCATGGCTCTTGTCGAAGACTATGCGGAATATGCGGCAGAACTCGGCATGACTTCTTTAGGACTTAGCAATCACGGCACAATAGATGATATGATAGATTTTCAGAAGGCTTGTAAAAAATATAATATTATACCAACGATGGGAATTGAGTGGTACTTAGTTCCCGACATAAAAATAAAAGAGCGCGGAGAAGTGAGAAGTCATATTCTTACTTTTGCTAAAACAGAAGAGGGCTTTAAAAATATTATCAAGATGATCAGCGCGAGTAATATCGAAGGATTTTTTTATAGACCAAGAATATCTCCGGAAATACTTTTGAATCACAGCGAAGGCCTTGTTTTTCTCACGGGATGCTCGGCCACACCTTTACATCAGGAATACGGTAAAAAATTACTAGAAAATTTAATAGATAAACACAGAGGTGATGTTTACCTAGAAATTATGGCCCATACTCATAAAGAACAAATAATTACGAATCAATTGTGTTTGGAGTTATCAGAAAAATATAATCTTAAACTCGTGGCCTCTAATGATGCACATTATTGCAAAAAGTCGGATTCAAAACCACACGAAACATTACTGGCCATAGGCACACAAAAGAAAATGTCGGATCCTGCGCGCTGGAAATTTAATGGAAGCGATTTTTATTTGAGAAGTCGAAGAGAAATGATTCAAGCGTTTGTTGGCCAGGGGCAATTAGATAGAGAAATTTTTGGACAGGCGTTATTAAATACTGCAGAAGTAGCAGAGAAATGTCAAGGTTTTAAATGGATAGAAAAGAAAGAGCCCTCTCTCCCGAAAATACATATAATTGGAGACGAAGACGAGACAGTATTTTTTGAAAAACTTTGTAGAGATAATTTTAACGAAAAAGAATTTAAAGATAAAAAAGAATATCAGGATAGACTTGAAGAAGAGCTGAAATTAATTAAAATAAAAAAATATCAAAGATATTTTTTGGTAGTTTGGGATTTAGTGAGATGGTGCCATTCGCAAAATATAATGACTTCTCCGGGCCGTGGAAGTTCGAGCGGGTCGCTTTGCGCGTACTTACTTGGTATAACCGGAGTAGATCCGATTAAATATGGTCTGATTTTTTCAAGATTTATTTCTGAGTCAAGAATAAGTGAACCCGACATAGATTTTGATAGTCCCAGCAAAGACAGACATTTAGTAAAAGAATATCTTAAAAATACTTACGGAGAATATAATGTTGCTGGAATTTCTACTTTTTCTACAATGAAAGGCAGGGGGGCGATGAGAGACGTCTGCCGCGCTTTTGAAGTTCCTCTTGCAGAAGTGAACAAGGTTTGTAATGTCATAGAAAGTAAATTGGATGGAGAAGAAGGTTCTGGAAATACTATTGCTGAAGCTCTTGAACAGTATGATGAAGGGCGTGCGTTTAAAGAAAAATATTCAGAAGTTGCAGATATCGCAGTTGCATTGGAAGGTCAAACGCGCCATAAAGGCCAACATGCCGCCGGGCTTGCAATTTCATCCACTGATTTAAGATATGATGGCAATTGTCCTCTTGTCTTGAATAAAGACAAAGAGATTGTAGTAAGTTTCGAAAAGGAAGATGCAGAATACAGAGGAATCTTAAAATTGGATTTGCTCGGTCTAAAAGCTCTTTCGGTTTTAGATTACGCAAGAAAACTTATTAAAGAGAACCATGGAATAAATATAGATTATAACTCTATAAGTCTTGACGATCAAAAATGTTATTCGGACATAAGTAAAGGTTATGGAACTGCAGTGTTTCAATTTGGTGGAACGAACATAAAAAAGTTTGTTAAACAATTAGGCGTAAATGATTTTGAAACTTTATTTGCTTGTTCGGCAGTTCATAGACCCGGGCCAATGATCGGTGGAATGACCGAAAGTTATCTGAGACGAAAAAATGGCCTTGAAGAAATTCCGGCACAACATCCATTGATTGATGAAATAACTAAATCAACTCAGGGAGTTTTAATATATCAAGAACAAATTATGGCTCTCGTAGTAAGTCTGGCCGGGTTTACATGGGAAGAAGCGGATCAAGTAAGGAAGGTTATGGCTAAATCAAAGGGAACCGAGGCATTTAAAACTTTCGAAGAAAAATTTGTGAACGGATGTTTGAGGCTCGGAACTTTGAGAGAAGAAAAGGCTTTATCGCTTTGGAATGAATTATCTGGTTCTGGGAGGTACCTATTTAATAAGTCCCATTCTGTGGTCTACACTTTATTGAGTTACTGGAATTTATGGTTAAAAGTTTATTATCCTCTTGAATATATGGTAGCTTCTCTCACCTACGGTACAGAAGACGAAGACATGCGTGACGAATACATAGGAGAGGCTTTCAGACTAGGGCTTGAGATTCGTCCGCCTAAAGTTGGAATAAGCAAAGCCAGTGAATACGTGATTTATGAGGGCAGAATTTATCTCCCATTTTCTTCGGTGAAAGGGGTGGGAGATAAATCTGCTGCAGGTTTTGAAAAGATTGGAAAGCCCAGTAAAGGGTTTGTAGAAAGTAAACCCGCGGTTAGCCAAAGATTTTTGAATATACTGGAGAAGATAAACGCTTATAAAGACGAACCCATAGACGATGTAGAAGCAGATCGTATCAGTCAATACCTTGGCGTTTCCCTGGTAAGAAATAAACTCTATAAATACAAGCGCTTGATGACTCTCTTGGATAAAGGCAATAAATTTTCTAAAATTAAAGACATTGACTTGAAAGATCCGGATCCAACGAATAGATTGTATTTCGGCCAGATCACCGAACTTAATCTCAACACGAGAAAAGGCAAAGACAACAGCAAATACACTATGGCCTCGGCAAGTTTTAAAGACGAAACCGGAGATTGCCGGATAGGATTTGATAAGAATTTTTACGATGCCTTTAATTCGGAAGTCGAGCATTGTGAGGACGAAATTATAATTCTTGAAGCAAATACAGGCAAAAAAGCCGGTGTAGTCAGAGTTGAAAAGGCATGGTTCCAAAGCGATATACTGACTGGAAATCTTGGTGACATGCAGCCCAGACTCGCAGAATCCCGGAGATTTTATGATGCAGACGTTGAAAACTGCCGGGACTGTTCTTTTTCAGAACAATGCAATACGCCGTCTACGTGCAAAATGGGCAGATACAATATTATGGTCGTAAATGAGACCGGGGTGGATCTGGGATGGGAGTTCTGGAAAGAAGTAAAAAAGGCTGATTTTGTAGAGCGTGATTTCCACCGGACTTCAGTGATAAAATGCGGGATTAAGTCCATAAAAGATATAACGAGAAAAAATGTCGAGAGCTGCAGTAAATGGCTTGAAAAAGAGATTGAAGAATTAAGGCCATATTTAATACTTGCAATTGGAAATACCGGAATTAAAATGTTTACCGAGGCAGATACGGGGATAAACAATAAATCCGGGACAACGGAATGGAATGATAGGTATGGTTGTTATATTTGTTACTGTACTTCGCCCTCAACTCTTTATTATGGCGGAGAAAACATTACGAGATTCAATGAAGGCGTTAAAAATTTTACAAATAACGTAAAAAATCTGGGATTTTAAAATTTAAAATACATATATAAGTAAGGAGAAACATTATGGAAAAACATATTTTATTGAATAAAATTATCACAGACATGAAAATCGCATCCGATAAAATGGCTTTATTATTTATTCTTGGTGAAGAGGAAATAATAGCTAGAGCTGATGCAGATTGTTGTTCGCATACATGGATTGAAAATGTTGAACTTCCTGTAAATGGATTTCCCGCGAAAGTCATTTCAGTGACAAATCTAAATTTACCCGACTCTGGCGACCCCGAGTTAGCGTTTTATGGGTTAAAAATACAAACAGATAAAGGCGATATAATAATCGATTATCGTAATGAATCAAATGGATATTATGGTGGAGATCTGGTTTGGCCTTCGGTAGATGAAGACGATTATAGTCATTTTTACGGTGGCGTGTATGGTCAGAATATTTCTAATAATGAGTGGAAAGAAATAGTCTAATATATAAGTAAGGAGACATAAGTGAAAAAACTAATTTTTATTCTCATTGTTATTGCGGCCTCAACAAGTGTTTTATTTGCATCGGAATATCAGAGTCCGATGAGTATTTACAAAGACAATTACTTTATTGCTGGCGATAAAGACGACCAGGTAAAGGTCCAGTTGTCAATGAAATTCAATCTATTTTATCCCTCCAGTACAGGATTTTACGCCGGCTATACACAGCTAAGCAATTGGTTGTGCTACGAAGATCGCGACACATTTTATACCATGTATTGTCCGGAAGTATTTTATCGATTCGAAAGCGGGAACAATTTATTTGGAGACTCAACACTGCCTTTTGTCGATTTCCTGCAAGTATCTCCAATCGTTCACAATAGTACGGGCGTAGAAGGCGAAAATCACAGAAGTGTGAACATGTATTATGCACAGGCTCAATTAAGTTATGGCGAAGTCTATAATGTTGGAGTTGGCGGCAAATATTTTCGTTATTATTCTATAAGCGATAAAAATGAAGATATCAATAAGTACAGAAAGAATTATGAAGCCGATATCTTCTTCAAGTTAAAATCAAAGACAGTTGAATATCTGGACAAAGAAGAATTACATTTTAAATTTGGCGGAAATCCTCTTGGCAATGGCTGGTATTGTATCGAAGCACAGTTTCGTATTATATCGAGTAAATTCCAGCCGAAAATATTTTTGCAGTTTTATAAAGGTCGCGATGAAATAATGGTTAACTACGACAAAAAAACTGAAAGTGTTCGAATAGGATTAATATTTTAAGATATGAGATTAAAACTTTGCACCAAATGTAAAGAATTTAAAACAATAAATTGTTTCTCGAAGCGAAATGACACAAAATGTGGTTATAAATCTTGGTGCAAAGAGTGTATTAAGATATACGATATAGAAAAGAAAGAATCTATTCAAAAAAGAAAGAAAGAGTATGGCGAAAAGAACAGGGACAAAATACTGGAAAAAGCAAAACTTTATTACCAGGAAAATAAAGACTACATAAAAAATTATCAAAAACAATATTCAAAAGAAAACAAAGAATTACTTTATGAGCGGCACAAAAAATATAGGGAAGAAAATAAAGAAATAATAAGAGACAGAAAGAGGGAATATAATAGGAACAATAGGGTTAAAATAAATACAAGTCGTAAAAATAAAAGATCTACTGATCCTGAGTTCAAGTTGAAATTTGATATTTCAAATTTATTCAGAGTACAGTTAAAAACTCATTATTCGGGTAAAAAACATAATTTTTTTAGTTATACTGGAATTGCGATGATTGAATATGTCAATTCTTTCAAAAAAGATCCTTTATGGACTATATATTGTTCAGATGAAAATATTCATATTGATCATATCATACCACAATCGCTTTATGATTTTTCAGACCCAGACGAAATAAAAAAGTGTTGGGATCCAAATAATTTGAGATTGCTAGCAGCCAAAGAAAACATTTCAAAATCGGACTTTTTTGACTTAGAATTAATAAAATATTATGGAATTGAAAATTTAATACCGAAAGGAAGGCAAAATGTCAGAACTTAATTTTCAGAGAGACACTCAAATCGACCCGGATTATTTGGATATATTATGGGTAAGGCATCCACATTTATATATGTGCTATGCAGAAGCGAATGCAAAAGCGAACGATATAGTTCGTAAGAAAAAAAATGATCTTGATCTTATTGATTCTAAAATTGATAAAGAATTGAGAGAATTGGCCGAAGGAACAAAAGAAAAGTTGACTGTTGACGCCATAAAAAATAAAATAACATCAGATACTAGGCATATTGAAGCATTGATGGAGTACAATGATGCTTTATATAATTCTGATATCTGTGCTTCAGCAGTTAAAGCAATGGAGCATAAAAAGACGGCCCTGCAAGCTTTAGTCCAATTGTTTGCGGCAGGTTATTTTGCGGGACCAAAAGTAGCGCACGATCTCAAAAAAATTATGAATATCGAGGAGGCAGGACAGGCACAGGAAAAAGATAGGGTCAGAGAAAATATTGGCAGAAGAATGAGAAAAAGCGAAGAAAATAATTAAATTAAATAGCACGATTAAATTAAAAAATTAAGGTAAAAATTTATGATGACAAGAGAAGAAAGACTAAAAGCAGCACAGGACCGTACAAAACAAAATTACGAGACAAAAGGACAGTTTCCTAACTCGGGGAAGAATGTTTTAGATTATTCTAAAATAGGGGGATGGAAGAAAGAGCTTATTTTCAAACCAAAAGTGGGATGGAATAAGATTGACATTATCCCTTATGTAGTCAAAACAAAGAATCACCCTTCAAAGCTAGCCCCAGGAACTCCGGATTACTTACTTGATATCTGGGTGCATAGATTTGTGGGAGCTTCAGGGAGTACATTTTTGTGCCTTAAAAGTATGTATGGAAAACCCTGTCCGATCTGTGAAGAAAGAGAGAGGATGAAAACAGATCCAAGTCTCCCCGAAGATGCGTATAAAAAGCTATTCCCCAAGCGAAGAACGATTTATAATGTAATAAATCTGGATCTGCCGGAAAACAATCAGCCTATTCAGCTATACGAAGACGTTTATTCTTGGTTTGAAGAACCTATGCTTGAGATTGTGGGTCTGAGAAATGTATTCGATTTCTGGGATTTTGAGACCGGAAAGTCTATTGAATTCCTTTTTTCAGAAAAGAAGACCCCAGAAGGAACGAGTCATAAATGCGGCCAGTTTTCATTTCTCGATAGACCAGCATATAAAGAATCTATTTGTTCTGAAGCCTACTGCCTTGACGAACTTCTAGTCATTCCGACTTATGAGGAAGTAAGAAATGCGATGCTGAGTATTGACGACGACGAGCCGATTGCAGAAGACACAAGAAGCAGAACCGAAACCCCTCCGGCTTCAAGTAGCAGAAGGGCAGAGCCGACTATTCAGGAAGAGATACAGGGAGAAGAAAGGACTTCGAGAAGAAGAGAGCGAACACGGGAGGAAGTTCCCGAAGACAACCCCTGCCCGTTCGGCCATAAATTCGGGATTGACAACGAAATGTTTAGCAAAGAAGGGCATTGTACAAAGTGTGATCAGAAAGTCTATAATGACTGCGCCGATCTTCACGATCAACTGGAAAAGGTTAAGAGGTAAACATGCATAATGCCGGATCAAAGCGTAAAAAAACTTCTGTTGCAGATGTCTCTAGGATTGAGGAAGCTTTATACAATTTGGACGACATGATTACTCTCCCTGAAGCTATGGCGCTTTGCCATAGCCAGGGATTGAAATTCAACAGGCCGCAGATGATTAGATGGATAAAGAAGTATAGAATTGGAATAAAATTAGCGGGTAGATACTATGTCTACCCCGATGAATTGGCTTTACTATTGCAGGGAAAATTAAATAGAAGGTAATATAAATGACGAAAAAGAACGCCGAAGAAGTGCAGAATATAGCGGATCAGATTGAGAAGGGGATAGAAGAAAAGGACAGTAGAGACCTTGAATTTACAAGTTATGGGTCAGATATTTTTGACTTAATAGCTGGTGGTGGCGCTCCATTTTCAAAGATGATTAATTTAGTGGGAGATTCGAGTTCAGGAAAAACATTTTTGGCTTGCGAATTAATTGCTCAAGCCAAAAAGAAATATGGCAAAAATTTAGTTTATGTTCTGGATGATGCGGAGAGTGGGTTTTCTCTAAATAGCAACCAACTATGGGGTTTCGATATGGTGACCCCGGATATGCCCAGATCCTCTACAGTAGAAGAATTCGCATTAAACATGAGTAGGACAATCGAAAAATTGAGACCTGGGCAAAAACTTATTTATGTCCTGGACAGTTTCGATAATCTCTCTTCTGTCGCAGAACAGCAGGAATTCGAGGAAAAAATTGCTGCGGTAGAGAAAGAAAAGAAAATAGCCGGTTCATATGGTCAAGGAAAATCAAAAATGACCAACCAATTTTTTAGAGTTATGGCAAACGAGATATGCGATAAGGAAGTCTTATTAGTTCTAATCAGTCAAATTCGCGAAAATTTATCGGCCGGAATGTTTGGCTCAAAATATTACCGCGCAGGCGGGAAATCGATCGATTTTATGGCAGCGCAAATATTTTGGATTAATATTGCTGAAAAATATATAAAAAAAGAGACCCCTATTGGAGTTTGTATCCAGATTAAAAACACAAAATCAAAGACCGGGAAACCTTTTAGACACGGATTCTTGGATTTATACTACGATTATGGCGTCGACAATACTTCAAGCAATATAAAATACTTATATTCTTTAAAAACTGATCTCGGCAAAGATATTGGGAAATTGACAAAAATGGAATTAGATTGGGATGGAATTAAATATACCTTCCCGGACCTTATAAATTATATAGAACAAAACGAGTTAGAGTCAGAATTAACAAGAAGAGTCCAAAAAAAATGGAATGATTTTGAAGATGAAATCTCGCATTCTGCGGGGAGGAAAAGTAAATTTTAATATGAATAGAAAAGATTATATCGAAAACAAAAATTCAAAATTTAGAAATAGTCGAATTGGCGAAATAAGTTATAATCGTTATGGTTCTAAAATGACTATAATAGAATATAATGGAATTTATAAGACTAAAATAAGATTTTCGGACGGATATACTAAAGTCGTGAGATACGAACATTTTAAAGATGGTGCTGTAACTAACCCATTTGATATCAGTGTTTATGGTTTCGGATATCTTGGAATGAATATTGGCATATTTGACGAACCTGATAGTCTTTCGCCTCCTTATGATCGTTGGCATAGTCTAGTTCAAAGATGCTATAGTCAAAAACAACAAAAACGTCAACCGACATATATTGGATGTACCGTTGATCAAGAATGGAAAAATTTTCAAAACTTTGCTTTATGGTTCAAGGATAATTTTTATCAGATAAAAGATGAACGAATGGAAATTGATAAAGATATTTTAATCAAAGGCAACAAAGTCTATGGACCAGATACATGTTGTTTCGTCCCGCAGAAAATAAATACTCTTTTTGTAAAAGCAGAAAAAACTAGAGGAAAAAATCCTATCGGAGTTTCTTATAATAAAAAAGATAGAAAATTTTGGTCTCAATTAAATAAGGGGAATGGGCCGATTTTTTTAGGAAAATTCGATTCTCCTCAAGAAGCTTTTGTTATTTATAAAACAGAAAAAGAAAATCATATTAAAAATGTGGCAAAAGAATATAAAGATTTAATTCCTGATAAGGTTTATAAGGCTCTTATGAATTATATCGTGGAGGAAACAGATTAATATGGTTTATGTTGGATGTGACCCCGGCAAAACTGGGGCTATTGCTTCTCTTTCGGAGGACGGAACTTTAATCACCATATCCGATTTTTCCTTTGACGATAAGGGGCGGATATCTGCGAAGGCATTATTAAATATAATTAATGCAATCAAAGATTATCATGGAGAACCTACTTTTACTGTCTGTATAGAGAAATCTCAGGCAATGCCAGGTCAAGGCACAGTGAGTATGTTTGGTTATGGCGTTAATTATGGTATTTTATACGGAGTAATTACTTGCCTTGGGTATAAGGTAGTTGAAATATCTCCTCAGAAATGGAAAAAAGAATTTGACCTTAATAGCAACAAAAAGGCAGGGATAATTAAAACAAAAGAGGATTCTGTGAATAAAGCAATTGAATTATATCCAAGTCGTGAATCTTTTGTGAGAAGATTAAAAAAAGGTAAAACCGACGAATACGTTCTTAATCATGGTAGATCCGACGCTCTGTTGATATGTGAATATGCGAGGCGAAATAATCTATGACAATTGACCATGATTTGAAAAGGATAATCAATCAAACCATTAGAAATACTGGTAATTTTCCTACGCCCAGGGAAATATGCAATTCCATGTCATTTACAGAAGAACAGACATACAAAGCCATGGAAAGCCTTGCCGAAGACGGATATCTCGAAAGACAGGGCTCGTGGTATAAATTCCCGGAAAATCAACAATTAAGTGAACCCGAGGAGATTTTTGAAAATGTACCGAATCCGCACATAGAACTTTACGATCAAAATGGAGATATTTCGGAACCTCCCAAACGCAAAAGAGGCCGACCTTTTGGTACGACCAAGAAATGGATAGAAGACCAAAAGCCCAGGCCACATGAAACTTTTGTAGAAGAAAAGGTCGTGTCAAAACAATCAAGAGATTATAAGTCTCAGATCAAGATAATACAGGTATTGATGGCAGTAATTGGATCCGGAGCATCTATAATAAGCATTTATTACAGTTATTTGTGGATGCAGGAATTTCTTCCCTTCGTATTGGCGATTCTCTTTGCCGTTATAATAGTCGGGTTTTCTGTCATGGCCTTTGAAACTATAATTGTGTTTTTATCCGGGCAAATAACAGATAGTAAGTGGATAAAGATCGGCGTGGCTTCTGGGTTTATTCTATTGTGGTCCGTTGCAACTTTCTTTAGTATTGCCAGTACGATCGCCGGCCAGGTGAATAAGAACTTGCAGAAAACTGAAACAAAAATACAGACTTCAGATTATAATTCAAAAGAGCAGTGGAAGATATTGCAGGATCAAAAAAGTGATGCCAAGGAAAGACTGAGCGATTACAGGCAGCAAATTAAAACATACAATCAAATATTATCGGGGTTAAATAATGCCAGAGCAAGGCAAGAGAACAAGGCGACATGGAATGACGTCAATTACAAATTATCGCAGACGCAGAAGAGTGTATCTACAGTTACGGATGAAATGGAGAATATTCGTGCTCAGGAAAAGAAAATTCTCACAGAGACTAAAGGAAAAAGTCTTGTCACTGCAGCTCAAGATGTCGAGGGCGTGGATTTTTATATATGGATGGCTAAGGTATTGGGTGTGAGAGCAGATAGGATTCAATTTATATTAGCGCTATTTTTCGCTGTTTTTATCGATTTAATTGCCCCGACATCATTAGCCGTTTCTTTATTTCTTCGCAACAAATAATTTTAAAACACATATACTATAGAGAGGTTGTTATGGAATATAAAATCATAGATGACAAACCAGTAATGACGGTAAAACAATTTGAAAAAGTAAGCAAAGGTTTGCCCATATTTTTTGTCAACCAACTGAGAGAAAATATATGCGTAATCGAGACTGATTTGGAAAAGGCAAGAAGAATTTTAAGCTCTAAAGAGGCCGATACTAATGAGCGAATGATTATGACGTCTGAAGACTATATCTTTCTCAGGAATTTAATTTCAAAAGTAGAGGAAATATAATGTTAAAGTCTCTGTCACTAATAAATTTTCAAAGCCATAAAGACACGACGTTAGAATTCCATCCCGGAGTGAATGTAATTCTGGGTTCATCCCGGTCAGGGAAAACTGCAATTCTTAGAGCATTGAATTGGAATAGATACAATAAGCCGGCAGGACTAGCGTTCAATTCGTATTGGAACCGTGACAAAAAGAAGGCGCCGATCAAATCCTTTTCTTCATTAGTTGTGTTTGAAGAAGAAAAACTCGTGGAGAGGAAAAGAGATTCTGAGTTCAATGGATATATTTGCGATGGAAACACGCTCGAAGCCATAGGCCAAGATGTACCCGCAGAAGTAGAAAAAATATGGAATATGTCAGAAGTCAATATTCAAAAGCAATTCGATCAGCCCTTTATGTTGAGCGAGAGCGCGGCAGAGGTGGCAAGATTTTTTAACAAAACAATTAAATTGGATAAAATAGATTCTGTACTGTCAAACGCAGAGACTCAGAGAAGGAAAATTAACCAAGACATAGTAGCCAATGCAGAGGCTCAGAGAGACTTGACTGCCGAGATTGAGTCTATGGCATGGATGGCAGATGTAGGGCCTCTCATAGAGCTTGCAGAACGTCGTATGAGCCGTTTAGAGGATAAAAGGGCTCAACATTTACGTCTGGAATCAAATATAACCGAAGCCAAAACGGACATTAAAGGTTTAAAAGAAATCCCAAGTGATCTTGACGGCATATTATCTGATATGGCCGAAGCAGAGAAGATGAGAATTTTAATCAATTCTAAAATAGATGTTAAATTCGAATTGGATCTTTTACTGGATAAGATCGGCGATTTTAACATTGATATCGTCAATATCCAAGACTTTACAAAAATAATTAAAGATATGAATACAGCAGAAGCTCTTGACAAAAAAATAGACGCTGATATTGAAAGCGAATACCAGTTGAAAGAATTGTTTTTAAGCATTAAGGCGCAAGGCAAAGAGTTAAGCAAATTGCCTGATGCCGATAAAATCGATCAATTACTGGCCAAGATATTATCTGCAGAAACTCTTGTTAAAGAAATAGAAGGCAAAAAAGGATCTGAATTTTTAATAGAGTCTTTAATTGACCAGGTACAGATTGTAGGTAAAGAAATTCAGAAATTAGACCGAGAACTAATTGAATGTAATAGTCGGCTTCCTGAAATATGTCCGTTGTGTTCGAGCCCATTAAAAGGAGATAAATGTGAGTAGAAAAACAGTCGGAGTAGAATTAAAAAAGTATAGCTGTTCTTGCGGGAAAAAAGTAGAATTAGTTTTTATACCGGGTATGGGGTGTGGGACCTGGAAGACTTTTCACAATATGATGAAATCTGGCCTGTGTAGAGATTGTTATTGTAACCTAAAAGTTCCAGAAGCAGCAGATAAAATAATGGAGAATGCGAAATGGGTACATTAATAACTGGAATTATTTTTATGCTTATTGGGTATTGGCTCGGGATGAAAGAAACAGACAGAAAGTGGATAGAAAAAGTCAAATATTCCGAACACGATATGGTAATCTATCGCAACGGAACAGTGGATACATATAGGGGTGGAGTAAAAGTATGAAATTTATATTTACAGCGGATTGGCATATAAGGCCGGACAGACCCATATGTAGGCTCGATGAGGATTGGATGGCAACTCAGGAATCTCAGATAGATTTTGTCGTCGCCACTGCGGTAGAAAATGACGCAGCAATAGTTATCGGCGGAGATATTTTCCACAAAGCACAGGTTCCAGATTATCTGAAAAATATGTTAATAAATAAATTCAGAGATGGAAATATCTATGCTATCGCAGGCAATCACGATCTCAATTTTCACTCCTGGGAAAATCTTAATGATTCGAGTTATGGTGTTTTAAGATATTCTAAGATAATAAAAGACCCTTCGTTTGCCGGATACGCTCACTTCGGTAAAAAAGTAGAAGAAGTCAAACAAGGTATAGTTTTTATCCATGAACCCGTATTTGCAACAGCACAAGACTGTCCGCCAAACATGAAGGCTAAGACAGCAGATCAGGTGTTCGATGAATATCCAGACGCTAAATGGATTCTTTGCGGTGACATCCACGAAGGTTACCACATAAAAAGACGGGATAGACATTTGGTAATGGCAGGATGTTTGAACAGGCAAACCAGTGCGATGAAAGATTACACGCCATCAATTTGTCTCATAGATACTGACGAAGACACTATTGATTTTATAGATGTTCCCGATGATGCAACAATGGTTACAGATGAGCACATTCAACAAAAATCTGACAGAGAGGATAGGATCACGGCATTTGTGTCCTTAATAAAAGATTCTAAGAGAGTGAGTTTGGATTTCTCGGAAAACGTACGAACGAGCTTACTGTTCGCAAAAGATTTGGACGAAAAAACTATAAATACAATTGAGGGGTTGATGGCATGAGTATAAGGCAGGATATAATCAAAAGAATTGAAAGTGATGACCCGAAGATTCTCGGAGAGCTAGCAGATCTTATTCTGGCTCAAAGAAGTGCACCAAAGATAAAAGAAGTAAAATGCATGACCAAAGAATTAAATAAAATGATAAGGGATGAGGTAAAGAAGAAATGAATATTTCAGACTTTGAATCACTGAAAAAGAAAATCGAAGAAAGCAAGACCAAGAAAGCAAGATTGGAAGGATCTCTTGAAGAAGCTATGTCAAGACTCAAAAAAGAATTTGGTCACGATACAGTAGAAGAGGCAGAGGCTAGACTTGTTGAATTGCAGAAAGAAATTGATGCCGATGAGATGAAGTTGGCTGATATTCTGGAAAAAATTGACAAGGCCGTCTGGTGGGAAAAACTATAATGAACTTTATCGATTACAAAAATAGTTTGCAGCAACAGAAAGGCAAGCTCCAGCACCTCAAGAAAAAGTTAGACGAGACTAACAAATTAGAGTCTAGTTTGATTGAAGACAGGGACGCACTGGAGAAAGCGCAATTGTTCTTGCAGAAGATCGCGCAAGACACTCAGGGTCAATTGCGATTTCACATAAAAGATATTGTACAGCTATGCCTTGATACGGTTTGGCCCGGAGAAGTGGAGTTTGATGTACAGCTTGAGATAAAACGCGGGAAGACCGAGGCCAAGTTGATGTTTGTTGTGGACGGCGAAGAAGTTGACCCTATGAATGCGGATGGTGGCGGACTCGTACATATGGCAGCGTTTGCGTTACGTATTTCTGTATGGACATTGAGCCGAACCAGAAATACTATTGTGCTGGATGAACCCCTGGCAGCGCTTCAACCCCTGGAATTGCAATTGCTTGGATTCAAAATCATCAAGGAGTTATCCGACAAGTTAGGATTGCAGTTTATAATAGTAAAGAATTCCGTTAATAGCGGAGATCTTGAGGACATTGCGGATAGAGTATTTGAAGTGAGCAGAAAGAGAGTTGATAATTACTGGCAGAGTGAGGTGAAGACGAGATGAAGTTAGTTTATAAATTTGATGTAGTGTGCCAACAAGGAGTTTCGTCTTATTTTATCGGACGTGAAGTTGATGGAGGAATTATAACAAAAATAGAGGACCACACATGGGAACATGTCGATGGTGAGGTTTCTATTTGTCTGTCATGTAAGGATGAACATGATAATACATTAGTTTCAATTTATGATGTGCCAGTTGTAATTGAATATTTGAAGGAGAAGAAATAGATGAAAGAAGAAGAAAAGTTGATTAAAGAAAAGAAAGAGCAGATAACGGAAGAATGGGAAAATTTCAGCAAGCAATTTCTGATAAAGACAGATAATCTCTTGATTGAATTCTTGTTCGCTAAAATAATTTCGTTACAAGTTTCGGTCGAAATCCTTGCCGAATATTTGAAGGAGGAGAAATAAATGAAAGACAGAATAATTAAAGTCTTGGCGTGGATTAAGGCAATTGCAGAGGTTTTTATTCCGGTATTGATGTGCATTGTCTTGTTGTTGATTATATATAAGTTGGGGAGGTAGTATGGAAAAAACATATTGGGAAATACATCTTAAAAATGGCGACATCATAAGCGATCAACGTAATTATTTTCGCGTAGGCAACTCGAGTCTGAACGGCGAACATAGGTTCTACACCGGCGTAGATGGAGATCTCGTCTGTATAGTTAGTACAGAAATGTTCTCTTTTTGTATTCAAAAAGATGTTGTGGATAATTCCGATAAAGAATAGTACATAAAGGAGATAAAATGGAAACTGATCTAACAAAAATTTATGATTTTAAATGAGCTATAATAAAGTGCGACGACGAGAATAATCCCAGAGATGTCATTGACGGGGGAGAAATACACATAGACATAATTATTCCTAATAAGCGTGGACCAGAATATGAATCTTTAATCATCCCCCAAGACATATTAAGAGATAATAGATAAACACACATAATGGATATTAAGTGGGTATGATATAATAATAACAAAAGACCAGTTATGTCATTATAAGGAGAAAATGATATGAAAGAAGAGCGTACTATTTGTGATAGATGCAAAAGACCGACAAAAAATGTTGATACAATAGAATTGTCAGGGCATGGAAAATTGTATTATAAATATGCAGTCGGTGGACATGGTGGTGGAGCTGGAAATGTAATTGAATATGAAGACTTATGTGTGGAGTGTTCAGAAGAATTAAGAAATATTTTAACAACGTATAAAAACAAATACCTGACAAAATAAACCTTATGTCTTAAAGGAGAGATGAAATGAAAAGAAGACTTACGGAGAAAGAAGTTAAAGACATTGCTTATAATTCACTCTATGATGAAGAAGGCGAAGATAGAAGATGGAGTCGGTCTATGTTTTCAGTTGGTGAAATTGAAGGAAAATTTTATGGTGTAGTTTGGGAAAAGGGATTAACCGAGAATCAAGACAACGAATTTTGGGAACAAGAAGTTGATGAGGTAAAGGAAGTTAAAGAAGAAAAAACCATTATAGTAACAAAGTGGATTCCGGTAGATTAGAACATATTGCTGACAAAATAGAGGTCATACTATACGGAGGATTAGATGAGCAAACGTAAAAATAAAAAAATGTTAAAAAAGATAATAACTCTTATAGACGAAGATTTCAGAAACCCAAATAGAATTGAGATGAATATACAGGGAGAGCCTTGCACCGTCGGAGATTCTTATGGCTATGTAAGAAGCATAGGGGTTATAAGGGATTATATCCGGAACAATTTAAAACTACCACTCAATCCGTAACACTGACAAAATAACAATTATGCTTTTAAGGAGGAAATATGGAATTATTTTTTTATGTCATTTATCCGGCAGTATTGTTTGGGGTTACTTTTATAGTTTTTTGTGTGATGAATTAAAAGGAGAATAAAATGCAAATAGAATTTGGCAACATGGATTTTAATATTGGATGGGTGCGTTATGAAGGGCTTTTTAATGGCAATTATATAATTGTTGCGGGCGATACTTGGGGTTATGATGTAAGACGCTTAGTAGATGATTTGCAGGGTGGCGATTATGACGCGATGGAGGCCGCAACAATACTAAAGGCTCTGGAAAAGGATGAAGATATTTGGATAGAAAGCCATGATGACCCTTCGATAGCAATGTATAATCTTTGTCTAAAACTTAATGCGATGATGAAGGAAATAAAAAAATGAGTTTATATACAGATATAAAACAGAACAAGGAAATCAATTGGTTCCTAAAGATGTTAATAATAATCTTCCTCACCAGAAATATTTTGACTGAAGAGATTGAAATAATGCAAAAGAAAAATAGATGGAGGGAATAAAATGCCATCTAAATCAGATAATATAATAATTGAACACACTGAGTTTGATCAAAGAATAAAACTTAGTGTGGAACAAAAGAAAGAAATTATCGAAAGATACCATTGCGAGGGATTGCCTCAGAGAAAACTTGCCAAGATATATGGAGTAGATCGTAGGCTAATTTCTTTTATAATAAATCCTGTAGCATATGAAGAGAATTTGAAGAGAAGGGCAGAGCGTGGAGGTACAGCTATTTATTATGATAAGGAAAAACATCGGGGATATATGAAATCTCATAGACGATATAAAAATAGATTACACAGAGAAGGTCTGATATGAAAAATAATAACAAAGTTATAATAAGTATTGAATTTGAAAACGTAGATCATTCAAATTATTTTTTAAATTATTTAAAAAGAATAAAAGAAGTATATTCATCCGGTGATTTAGAATTATCAGTCAGACAAGATAATGGAATGCTTTGTACCCATGTTGTTGGTTATGACGTTAAGATAAAGAAAATCAGACAATATATTTTTGATAAAGAAACGGACAATATTATAAAAAAACAATGCTGACAAAATAAACCTTATGCTATTAAAGGAGGAAGACGAGAGTGATTGATTTAATACATGGCGATTGCCTCATTGAACTTAAAAATATGTTAAGTGAGAGTGTTCATTCATTTATTATAGATATTCCTTACGGTATAAACATAAGCGGTTGGGATGTGAAACATGACAATAAAAATTCAGCATTATTGGGGGCTTCACCATCACAAAAAACAAAAGCGATTTTTAAAACACGGGGTAAACCTAAAAATGGATGGAGTAATAATGATAGAAATATCGCAGACGAATTTCAATTTTTTTGTGGGTCGTATTTAAAAGAGTGTTTCAGAATTTTAAAACCTTGTGGGTCAATTATAGCTTTTACTGGTAGGCAATACCAGCATAGATTTATCATAGCAGGGGAAAACGAAGGATTTATTTTTAAAGATAGCTTGGCTTGGGATAAACAGATAGCCCCATTCAAAGCTCAAAGAGTGGGGCAGGTTATCGGGGCAAGAAATGGAGATTATTCTGACGAACAAAGATTGGGGTGTTTAGCTCCAGTTTTTGAGCCTATTGTTTGGTTGTTTAAACCTTATCCTATAGGCACTACTATAACTGATTGCTATTTAAAGCATGGAACAGGAACTTTTTCCTCTGAATATCTGAAAACCAATTTAATCAGCTTTAACAGTAGAATTAAAGAAAAAAAACACGAAACGGAAAAGCCATTAGGTTTAATGGAAATTTTAATAAAAACATTTACATTAGAAAATCAAATTGTTTGTGATTGTTTTATGGGTTCAGGCACGACGGGGGCCGCTTGTGTAAAAACTAATCGCAGCTTCATCGGAATAGAAAAAGATGAATCCAATTTCAAAATAGCTAAAAAAAGAATACTGACAAAATAACAATTATGTTTTATAGCTTTAAAAAGCCCTTGAATTAACAAGGGCTTTTCTTTAAACAAACAGAGAGGTTTTATGGTAGATGTATATCAGGTACGCTGTAAGACTGTTTCTGGGACTATATAGGTTTTTCTGTCTATATATTCAGATGTTTTTCCAGGGTTCCATAGAAATGATTTATCGCCTTGGTAGACAGGAGAAAAATATCCTGCTATGCGACTAAAAACTAGCGCCGGGACTTTTCGTTTATTCATATATGAATTAGCTCCTTGTATCTTTTTATTCTTTCTATTACTGTTCTATCGCTAATTCTAAGTTTATTCGCGATTTCTGAATTGGTCATCCCATTTTTTCTCAAAAGATAAGTTTCTTCAAAAATAGGGATAAAATGATTTAATCTACTCGTTCGGCATTTATCGATAAATTCTTTATCTCTCTTTAATCCTTTATTCCATGGCACATGTGAATGAATATTATTATGAGTAATGTAATCTATTTGCTCTAAATTCTTGAAATGATTATTTATTTTATTTCCGTCTTTATGGTGTACTGCCATTCCTTTGATAAGATCTCCAACAAAAGTAGAATAAACTAAGCGATGAACTAAATATTTTTTAATTTTTTTGTTCGCATTTAATTCTACCATTTTATAAAATCCATTAATATGAGTTTTCATTATTTTTCCACCACATTTTCTTGTCATCGGGCCGAACCTATTGACAGTTTCATGGGTTCTAGGAATACTCGTTATTAATCCATCCTCTCTTATTGTATAAAAATTTTCGAATCCTTTAAGTGGTCTAGTCTCCATAAAATTCCTCCTAAAGTAACCAGTATTATAGAAAAGGATTCGTGTCAAACTATTTATTATAAATTTCCCTATTTTTTAAGTGGTGTTTTTATCGGGTCTCTCTCGATAATTACATTTCCACATTGTAACGTCCGAACTTGCAACACAAAAATTACAATTCCTATAATTATTATTAAAAATGCTGCAGCCCACCATTTTTTTAAGGCCTCTTTAAAAATGCTGGTTCCGGCCTCGTATTTATTATCTATTTCGTGCTTCTTTGTCATATATCGCGCTTCCTTCTTTAAATTTTATTTTGGTAAGCATATTCTTCATGATATTTTTGTGCAGCGATATTATATGCTCTCGCTGCATCATCCTCGTTTTCGAATCTGCCTAGGTATTTTGTTTTGCCTCTCGTACAAATATTCGCAATAAATTTTTTGCGGCTTTTATCCCACGAAACACCTTTGTATTCTGAATATTTGTTATTTTTTTGTGAGCCTCGATTCATTGCATTTTTTGATTTATCGCAAACTCTCAGGTTAGATTTTATATTATTCAATGGGTTTCCATCAATATGATCAACTATTGCGCCCGGTCCTGCATTAGTTATCTCGCGATGCAAATATATGATTTTATTTCCTTCTTCCTTCTTGGTACGAGCAACGACATAGAATTTATCAATATTTTTATCATATCTTGCACACCATCCCCGGCCTTTTAATTTTTGAAAATCTTCTCCATCAATAAAAACATTTTTTATTCCATATTTTTTAGTTTTTAATTCTATAACTATCATCTTCTTATTATACCTCTAATCTATAATATAACTGCATTATTTTTGATTTTGAATTTCCGAAAGTTAATTTCATAAATTTATCGATAGGGATTTTGATATCGTTGCCGTCGAAGTGGTCTTTATAATTTGTGTTGTAATTCCCGTAAGGGTCATCAACAAGAATGTTTTTAACAACATTGTCGTCGTCGTATTCATATCCTACCACACACACAAAATGACCGGATGTACCGCCGCCTAAAAAACCCCCACCTATAACTATTGCGCCATCGTCAGCAACATGGGCTATCATTTGGTCCAAACTAACTTTGACAACCTTACATATTTCTTTATCCAAAGCCTTATTCACGGCCCAGGCAATACAATAGCTGTCGTTCCATGGATTGTATTTGGCCCCAGGACATATCTTTTGTAAATACGCTAGGCCTTCTTTTGATCCCAACATATCCATCAAATAGTCTTCGGGAAGTAATCCGCCACTCTCAATCTTGTGCCCCGTATATATGCACCCCATACTTGCTGCCGTAGTATTACATTCTGCTTTTGGTCTGCGCTTGGTAAGCATTTGATATCTGTTCTTGATGCCTTCAGAAATATTCTTTATCATAATGTTTCTATCCATCCTCTCAGAGTAGTTATTACCGCGCCGGTTGCGGATGCAATTACTGACAACTTAATATCTGTTTTTTGAGTTAATGATGTCGGCATATTTAACGGGATGATCACGGTATTATTTTGAGTTAACATATCGGTAAAGGGGTAAAACAGCCCGTCTGTTTTAAATTTTGATGTGGGGTCAATATTTGCCCTTGTCGTAATCCTTGCATATTCCTTGTTTGCATTTCCGGTTGTAGCATATCCTCCGGCAAGCTCTGTAACGTAAAGAGTTTTTCCGGCCGGTACGGTGTACATTGCATTTCTTGCACGATTAAAACCGGCTGTTATGTAACTGTAAACCGGAGTATTATCTATATGTCGAAGTGTAATAAATCCAGTTGGAATTTTATTTGCTCCGGCTGTAATTACTCTAAAAGAATTTATCCTGAACAAAGTCAATTTTACAGTAGGGACAACTCCTGTACCATTGAGAATGACAATCTCCCTTTGCTCTGCATAAGCACCGTCAAGAAAAACTATTTCTACTGCCTGTGCTCCGGCACATGTTAATTTATTAACTTCAACTTTAGTTACATATCCGTATTCAGGGCTTGCCCCTGCTTTTTCAAGTATAACATAATCACCAACCGCAACCGCTGTTGACGCTGTAAAGTCTTTTCCTGTGTCTATAAGTTCAGTAAGTGAACCGCCTGTCGAAGTCCCATCTTTTATTGAAGTTCCCTTGTCGGCTGTATTATCCTGACAAACTACTTCCATGCCCATAGCTGCTGTAGGAAATAAATACACGGGTTGAGTCGCAGAATAACTCCACACATCTGTGTTTGCGTTTGCCGCGAGACTCGGAGCAAATCCAATCTTTGAAAATGGCACGTGCCCGCTGACATTATCTTCGGCGATGTCATAGAGATAAGGCATTGCCGAGACCCTGGGTTTATTATTGATATGTTTTATACCATATCCTACCCCGGTTTCATCAACAAGCATCATATTGTTTGAAGAATTCTCGTCTATTCTAAGTCTTCCATTCCCTTGCGGACAAAAAATATAGATATCGACTTCATCATCGTATTCAAGATCTTCTGTTATGGAATTTTCCTGAAATAATAAATATGCGTCCGTAGACATTGTTGCGACGCTTGGCGCTGCATTGCCTGTCGGGACTTCTGTAATGAAAAACTGTATGTCGCGGCTAAGATTTCTGAGAATCTTTTTTGTTGTGGCTGTTGCAATTTTAGTTACTATGCCCTGTGGGATAGTCATTATACTCATTTTTTACCTCTCTTTTTTGATTTACCAGCCTTGGAGAGAGAAATTGCTACCGCCTGTTTTTGAGATTTACCATGTTTCATTTCGGTTTTTATGTTCTGAGAAATTGTTTTTTGACTTTCTCCTTGTTTTAATGGCATATCGCTACCTCGTTTTTAAATATAATGTCGTCCCTATCACCGTGACAAATCCAATCCCGGCGTAAAACTTCCAATTCCCGGACTCGCCGCAGCTTATTTCAAAATCTTTGTACGCTTCTCTTTCGTATAATTTTCCTTCTATTCGGTATTTGTTTGTTCTAGGCAAAGGTTTTAGTTCTAAGAAAAATTCGTCTTCATAATAGTGCTTAAGATCTTTATCTTTGTCTTCTATAGACATCGTTACAATATTTTTATAGACTATTTTATCCTTCCAGACGGTCTCACCCTGAATTATAACGGGTTTAATAGTCTTCTTGGCATAAAAATAACCGAATCCGAGGCAAGCAATCGTCCAGACAATGACACAAAAAAGAGCAAAAATAAATTTTTTCATTAAAAACCTCTTGCAATTTTTACCATAATAGTGTAAAAAAATCAATTCTTTTTTATATTTTGTAAAAAAAGAGTATATATATTATAAGAGGACGAAAATATGATGAAAAAACTATTTTATATTTTATTCTTATTTATGGTATTAACAGGTTGCGATAATAAAAGCGATCAATCTACGCAATCCCTAAAGGTTGTTTTTGAGGGGGATTCACAATCAGTTTTGCTAAGTCAAGAATCAGATAAAATACTAGGATATTATAACAATGGAATAGCCGGAAGTAATACTATTAATATAATTGATAGAATAAAAATAATGAAGAATATGGAGCCCGATATAATTATTTTAACTATTGGTACAAATGACATGAAAAATATAGTGAATATACCACAAGGAGAAACTATTGAAGAATTTAAAGAAAATTATATTTTTATAATTAAAGAATATAAAAAAATAACATCTAATATTATAATCACTTCTATTCAGCCTGTAAATTCAGATTTATTTCTTAAAACTTATGGTAGAGCTCATCAAATAGTAAGAAATGATTTAATTATAGAAATGAATTTGATTATAAAAGAAATATCCAAAAATGAGCAAATTACTTTTATCGATGAGTGGGATGAATTATATGATGTTGAATCAGATATACTGAAATCTATTTATGATAGTGGTGACGGACTACATTGGAATAATAATGCCTGTAAGATGCATCTTCAAAATGTTGTAAATGTAATCTTGGAAAATTACTTAAAAATTAAATAATTTAAAGGCACACCCTTATAAAAATACACCCCCATACTCATGTTCAGTTTTTACTGGAGGCGTATAATTCATATTTATTCTGCTGATTCCGTTATATGTTCCCCCTACAATAATTACGGAAGACCCTGAGGCAATTAAATTATGATAATAAATATACCTTAATTTTATACTTAATTCAGTCCATGAAATTCCATCACTAGAATAAAAAGCATCATTTATTATCCCTGCATTAGTTCCACATATTACCCACATTTTATTATCATAAATAACACTTTTCTGACCATATCTAGAAGTAAATTGTCCTGTACTTATTTGAGACCAATTTATCCCGTCAGAACTTCTCCATACATCTGACATATAATCAGTAGCTGCCCCCGCTATAATGTATATATAACTTCCTATTACCAAAACTCCGGAATATTCTCTTGGCCCATACGCACCAGTTCCATGAGAAGTCCAACTAGAACCATCTGATGAACTAAATATTTGATTATTTCTTAATGCAGACGGATCAGAAGGAGCACCCATTCCGCCAAATATCCACATTTTATTATTAAAAACAACAGTATTCATTGCATGAAGAGGATATGTTGAAGGCAACGCCCCTGAATTTGTCCATGTAATTCCATCACTGGAACTCCATATCCCCGAATCATTTACGGAACCAGTTGAACCGCCAAATATCCACATCTTGTTATCGTACACACATCCGGCGATAAAAGCTTTTGCTGGAAATGCAGTTAATGCGGCAACTTGAACCCAGTTTATTCCATCAATTGAATTCCAGACATCATTATGATAAGCAGAATCTCTGCCTCCAATAATCCAGTGCAAACTATTAAAATATAAATAGCAAGCACCGCTTCTACCATAAAATTGATTAGATATTTGTTCAAATATAATACTCATTTCTTTATTCTCATTTTCATTATAATCATTAAAACATCCTGTTAAAACAAAAAATATTAGTATTAAATTGTTTAATTTTTTCATATTTATCACCTTGTTTAAAAATTAAATATAAATATGAAAAAATCAAGTAAAATATTATAAACTTAATTGCCATGCTTTAATTGATATAGATACATTTGATCCAGACATTGCAGCGATTCTCCAAAATATTTGCTGATTAGAATCAACAATAGCAGTGGGTTCTGCTGATGCCATTCCATAAACCCCAGAAATACTACTATCCATTGCACAAGCACAAGATTCTATTACACCTGGTGAAACATCTGTCTCAAATGTTGATCCTACGCTTAAAAACTCAGTATTAGCTGATTGTACACTTTCCGCTTGTAATCTTGCAATTAATTTTACTATTGACCCAATAGGCGCAGAAATAGTTAATAAATTTCTCGCTGTATTACCTGCTACCCCTGCCGCTCGATCATTTATTGGAGATTTGTAAATACATTGAAAAATATCTTTTGTTGGACGACTAAAATTTGCAGCAATAAAATGAGTTGATGCATCTGTTAATACAGCACCTATTAACCTTTTTTTAGTATAACCGCTTGGCATCGTTGGCGCATTCGAAGAAAGTGACATTAGATAATCTACTGCAAAAGTTGTGCCATTCCATATTCTATATAAATAATAAACTTTAGAAGCGGAAAAAGAACCAGTATCTAGCATCCCATTACCCGTTCCAGCTACCCAAGATCCGCTTGTTTTAGACATTCCGACTACATCGGCAATCCATGTTGTATAATCATCACTCCAGCTTTTACCGACACCAAAATCAATTATAGTGTTTGGGGTTCCTGCACTATTAGTAATGCTTCCTAAGTTTTCAATATATATAGATTTTATATAATCCGCAGTCGCCTTACTTGTTGGGACATTAAGATCAGAAACAGAATCCAAAATTGTCTGAACATCTGTTCCATCATGCTTATCTGCATTTAATATATTTAAGGTGGGGCTATTCACATTCAAATTTAAAAATGTTGTCCCTGTCATTGTAAATTTTCCCAATATAACGTCGGTAGCAATCGGATCACTATCTACAAATAAATCATCCGTTCCAGTGCTTACATAGCCATTACTATCACCCATATATGTGTCTTGAGTTTGATAATGATATAATATTCCAGCTCTATGAGTCCTTGTAGCAGAACTAAGTTTAAAATCATGTCTAGCTATTACCCATATAGATCTTCCGTCATTCCACCCCGAGGGTAAAGCAATATTTGTTAATGTAGGAATTCTTATTATTCTTCTATCTCCCAAACTATTTTTGCCTATTGCCATACATTCGCTTATATCAACTTGTCCACTGCCACTATCAATTACAGACCCACCATAAATTATTAAGAACTCAGAATTCGGCAAAGATGATATAGCTAATAAAGAATCGACTATTTTTTCCTGCCAGTAATTGTGGTCTATTTGAGCATCAGCAACAGTGTAAAAATCACCTTCAGCATCAGGACTTCTACCCGCTACCTCTCCATCCCATAATATATTTGTTTGTGCGCTGTCGAACATTGTCATTATTATACCGTCCTTAAAATATTGAAATTTGAATCTACCAAATATATATTATAGAAAGCTGGACGTAAAAAATTTTGTCTAAATATAGTCTGTATTTCGTCGAGTTCTCCGGAATTAATAGTTTTACAATCTATATATATCTCAAATTTAGTATCATCTGCGGACCATATCCAATCCGTGCCTTCTGGTGCGCCTATAATGGGCCAACACGATTCGCCCCACACAAAAGTTCCAAAAATATAGCCATTGTAAATGTTCCCTCTAATTCCAACAATTATTTCCTGGTAATCTAAGTAAGTGCTCTGCATTCCTTTAGACTTAAAATCTTTATTAAAATTTCTCAATTTAGCTTTTTTAATTGCAATTGATTCACTGGCATCGGTTTCTATGTTTCTTAACTTTATTGCGATTTCAGTGGCCATAACGGGCATACGCGTTATGTCTTTGAGCCAATACAATTCATATGTTTTATTCATTACATAATCGACGTTATCATCAACTATTGTTTCGAATGCTGTCCAATCCGTTCCGAATTGTCCGTTAAAATATGGGATTTTAAAATTATACCAATTATTCATCAAGTCACCGTAATTGTTCCTGTCGCTATTATCTCATCTACTGCTGCAGCGACGTTTGTAGTAGGAGAACTTATAGCAAAAATATCTACTCCATAAGGTTGCAACGAATTACCCATTATCCACAAATCTCCGACTTCAAGATCTTGTCCCCACTGCCTGTATTCCCTATCTCCTAGCAATACTATCCATTTGTCAATGATAAATTCAAGGGCGGCGTTGTCATTTTCGACAAAATTCCACGCCCATATTATATTTATGACATTTGTACGAGTTGCATCAATTCCGTTGTCATAGTGGTATTCTAAGACTTGATTATCGAAAGCAGAGGTAGTGAGCGTAAGTGCGAATCTCACAAGATTCAATACTGTCGCAGAATTGAAGCCGGTTCTTATTGTCGCCGTAGCCGTTGCATTTACAGCGACATAGTTCGGAGTCACACCAGTAATAGGCATGGCTCCAAATTGAGTCAAAGCCTGCACGTAAGTTTCTACTGTAGTGACTAGACCGGCTCCCGGAGCACCGCCTCCACTGGGAACGATATGTATACTGGCGGCCCCTGTCCCGGGCAGCCCCAAGGCCTTCTGGACGCTGCTAGAAGAAGATCTAGCGGCTATTTCAAGGTCTTCTTCAGACCAAACCATATCTCTGAGTCTGACACTGCCCCTGGCGTTCCTTATGATAGAGGCGATTGATTCCGCGTCATTTCCGCCCGTACTTCCCGCGTTTGTCACCGCGGTGATATCAGGATCGTTTCCGGCATTAATCGTGACTGTCCCGGCATCCATTCTTCCTTTCAAGCCTAATGTTGTCTCAAAAGTAGCATATACAGAAGAATTGATTGCCGGTTTAGCTCCTGTTATTCCATCCCCGAATCTTATTCTTGATTTTCCGCTACTCTGATATATCAATTGAAAATGAGTATCTGTCGGAGAACTATCATCGAAATCATCGACTCTAGTCCAAGTCACTGAATTTATCACCAGAGAAAAAGTTGTTCTTATAATACCCGTATATCCATCAACGGGATAATCATAAAAGTCATCGCTATTTAATATGGTAGCAATTATTCTGTTCGCGACAGTCTTTTTTTGTTTCGCGGCCACAGTTATTGAACTCGTCCCCCCACTTACTCCTGCCGCGGTGGTTTCGTAATCAACCATTTTTCCGGTAGAAGGAGAAATACCTCTGACTTTATAACCAATCGCTAATGTTTTAGTCATGGCCGAACTAAGTGTAATTGTTAGGGTATCAATTGCGCCATCGGCCTCAGTAGGATCATAATCACAACTTGCGGCAAAGGAGTATGCACTTTCTCTTGTTTGAGGATATAGAATATCGGTCGCGATTCTATTCTGTAATTCGGATTGATGGTCTAGCAATCCCCCCATTTCTTTAAATACCCAGGTAGGCTTCCTGGGATAGGCTGCTACGAGGGGATTATAGACATCATAATATGATCTTGCATTGTGTTTATATAAATTAACAGTTGTCATTATATTTTAAGTGCTCCTTCATTCATTAAATCGCTGAGTAATTTATAACTCAAATCAACCAGATATTCTCCATCAGCCGAAGTCCCATCCGTTATTTTAATATCATCATATCCAACAACAATATAAGGATTGTTACCTTTTTCTTGATTCACGTAAAATATTGACTCTATCATACCCGAAGCAAATAGCAATGCCGTAGAAATATTTGATCGATCTTGTTCGAGATCCATAAAATTCCCGCCAATACTTCTGTCATAATGTACGCTCTCTTTGTCCTGAAAAGCGACTTTAAAGATTTCATATTCTATTTCATCCGCAGTTGTGCCGTCCCCATATTCCAAAAGAGAGGCCAGATTTGCGATGTACATTGTTTCTGATATTGCCATTATTCTGTAAACACCTTGGTGGATAAAATTCCTGGGGTCGGAGCCGCGTCAGGAGTATTTGTATAAGGAACTATGACATATGGAACTGACGGTGGGACAGGCAGGGAATTAAAGGCGGCCAATATTGCCGCATAATTCGACCCAAGATTTATCACTAAATTAGAGAAATTTGTGTTATTTCCATTAACAAAAGTGGAAAGAAAAGTGCTCAATTGATTTCCTAGCGCCAGAGGTTCCGTCGCTGTTTTTAATGACAGATGTAAGGTCCCTGCCGTGCTTGCATATATTACTTGAGATAAAAATTGAAGTAACATTTGGTCTGCATCGGCAGGAACAATATTGGCGGTGCCACAATCAACAATCCCAGTATAAAACCACCTCTCGTCTTCATTTACCGTGGCCTCAACGAGTAATTTCCAACCCGCTTGGATTTTAAAATACGGAATAGCGAGGCCATAACGACAGTAAATTAAATCAGGTTCAAAAAATCCTAGTTCTGGAATTTCGCAATAAATTGCCCCATTGTGCGATTCCCCTCCCTCTGCAGTGCATCTTGTTTTCACTGCAGAGGGGTCTACTATTTTGGCTATTGCTATATGTTTACGGACTTCAATCATTTCTTATCCATTCGCCCCTGTTCTTGGGCTACACTTTAGTTCCTGTTTTAATATACCCGCTTCATATGTCAAGACACTTTCTTTTATATTTAAATTTGCCGTATAAGTCATATTGTTTACTGAGTGCTGAAATATCCATGCCGGAAGGTTTGAATTCGTGATAATGTCTGAATCTCCACCTGCATATAATATCCCGGATCTAGGCGCTCTGAGGTTGACATCACCTTCATTTAACATTATTGTGAGTTCAAGTCCAGAATTATCACCTTCGCCATTGGTTACGCTCTGTAATCCACCATTTCCAGAAGTAGGATCAATTTCATAAAATTTTCTCAAGGCATCATAGCCTCTGCCAGATATTGTGAGGTCGGCAGCATATAAAGTTAATTCTCTGAAGGCTGTAGGATTATCTTTTGCCAGCTTTTCATACTCGGGCTTCATACGCCAGGTCTTTCCCAGAGCGTTTAATCTATGAACCATATCTTCTTTGCCTAATTCATTGAAACTAAAACCTCCGGCTTCAGTTTCGGAACCGCCCTGAGTTGTCACCTGCGTCCAATCCACGGATTCCACATTATTAAAAACACTATCAGTTCTATAGCCTAGGATATATTTCCCGGCACTTTTATTATTTTTCGTGTCGCCTATTTCATAAATCATATCACCATCAGAAAATATTATCGTATCTGCCGATGCCTTATCATCAAAATACCAATGACACTGCCATTCCTTGGCCAACTTGTCTAGCAATTCCATGTCAGTGATGCCCTTTTGTATTAATAATTTATGATTAGGCTTTATTTTTAGATCTTTTTCGACTCTGAAATCTACAGCGAATCCGCTAAGTGCTGCAATTTCAGTAATAACTGCTTTTCTTGTCAAAGGTCTAGTCTTAAAAGTTCTATTTCTCTCCTGATTTGAAAAATTTATATCTTTGCTAAAGGCTTTGACGCTGAAATTTACCATATCCTTCGCGCCGCCATATGGTAGATTTCTTATTTCTCCCAGGAAAGCAAGAGTTTTCGACCCCATATTGTCTTCAAAAAATATTTTAATTTGACATCCAGGTTGAAATAAATCCTCTAAATAACTATGACATGTTATCTGGAGATCTAATTCCGAGGGCGAAGTAATTTTCATTGCTTTCGTATGTGAAGCAATTTCATATGGAGACGAGTGAATATTCTTTTTTGTCAACGTGGATCCCGAAGACATACCATGCCTTATCCGAATAGAATTCGTATGAGGTCCTACGGCAAACGTGACATCCTTGAAATTAGATTGTCCAAATTTAGCGAGCCATATCTCCCAAGTTATCATTCTCGAATTTAATCTCATTACTGCCATTATAGTATTGTGTTCACCGTGTCCCTTACGGAAGGTATCAATACTTTCCCCATCCTACTCAAATCTCCACGCTCCTCCATATATTGAACAAAATTAACATCTAATATTTTATAAGCCAGTAATTCCGATCCAAAATGTTTGTATGCATAATGATCTAATTCAAGATTATCATATATGGACACGGTAGTGTTTGAAGCAGCGTAAGGTTCCCTGTACATTTTGACTGTCATGTCAAAAATTATTTTATCTTCTACATCATTCCATCTCAGCATATATTTCTCACATTTTAGATCTTGTATTTCCTTTTTGATTGCTAAAAATTCCAGGCAATTCTTTTCTGACTCCGCGATCTTTGTAAAATTTTTCTTTGATTGCAGACTTGGCTGCCGCAGCATAAGCAGAAGCCTTTTTAGCGATTTCATTGGCTTGATTCAGGGGATGATCTTCTACCAGACCCAAAGAAAGACTTATCTCGCATCTCTTAGGGATTCCTAAAACTCCGCCAACGGGTCCATTCTGGAAATAACCTTCTTTTATTCCTACATCCAATACGTCCCATACAAGAGGTACATACGAAATACCAAATTGGAACAATACCTGGGGAGGGGGAAAGTTTTTGTTTCCATATAAACTCATATTCAGAGAAAGTCCCTGATCTGGTTCTCTCAATTGCTCAAAAAAGGCAATCTCTTCCATGACTCCGGTCGGAGATTCCATGTCCAGGCACACCAAAGTAAAAGTTGCTTCCTTGGACTCAAACCCAGAGAAATATCTTTTTTTGAAGGCGCCGCCTATATTCGGAGCAACTGTATAATTTATTTTTTTTGTTGTCTCCACACCTTCAGGATTAAAAGTGAACACAAAAGGTATCATGCTACTCATATTGATTATAATGCCATGTCCTTGTCTAGCCATTACCACTTACCCGTACCATTCCCGACATCCATAACAGGATTTATTCTGAGATTGTAATTATTATTTGTAGTATTTATTTGCTTGTCAATATTAGTTTTATTGCCCCAGTCAGCAAGTTTATTCGTCAAACCAAATCCTTTGACTCCGGGTATTGCGCCTGATAGAATATCTGCTTTGTGCCCCATTACCCAATCTTTTGCCTTTCCAGCGTATTTCGATACTTTTTCTCCTACACCTTCTTCTTCGATTTTTTTACCCATTTCTGCGCCCATATTTTGCATATTTTTTATGTTTTGACTGACTTGTGGAAAAGCCAAGGACAGTATCGCCTGTATATATTTCCCATACTTAGACCATAAAGCTTCTATCTCTCTGCCTATAGTCTTAAACGCCCCGGCAATACCATCGACCCAATACTTGATTGCGTTAGATATTTCGGCGACAAGGCCATCAATATATATTGAAAAAAGAGAGAATGTTACTTGCAACCCAGTTACAAACTCCATCATCCTATTTAATATACTCTCTAATGTAGTCGAGGACCCGGTAAGAATCGAAAGTAGCCTGAGCGCGCCATTTATTACCGAAGCAATTACTTTGATTATGCCTATACTAATATTAAACACAACTTTTAATACTTCCCAAATAACTCTTATAACTTGCATCAAAACTTTAAACATAGGAATATATATCGGCCCTAAGACCGAACCAATAGCTTTTAACATTTCCCAAATATATTTGAACACGGCCCCGATATAAGTTCCGAATTCGGTAACATACGGCATAATATATCCGGCGATATTACCCCCAATTTCTCTTACGTCCCGCAAAATGTCTTTTACCTGAGTCCAAAAAGTAACGACTCCTCGTTTTTCTGCCGCGCCAGACAAGGCCATCCAGAATTCTTCGACATATCCAGTAATTGTAGACCACATACCACCCATAGATTCTGCTTGAACAGACGCCTGTTTCATAATCCTTGGAATTTTAGCAAGTTTAGTCAAAAAAGAATCTATAAAAGCCTGAGATCCAAGTACGCCTTCTTTTTGCGATGATTTATAAGCTGCTTTTACCTCTGGTCCAAATGGACGAAGCAATCTTGTATCTCCGCCGGCTATTGCATAAGCGGCTCTATTCATACCTATCGGTCCGGTACCACTAGGATTTCTTTGAGAGGCGAGGCCCGCAATTATGTCCATCGCAGTATTATTACCTTTCATTCCATATTTATTTTTACCAAAAACATCTATTCCATATTGCATGGCAGACGAAGTTCCGCTTAGTACCTCTGCAGGACCAAAAGGCGTCCTCAACGAATAATCTCTTGCTTCTTTTATGATTTGGTGAGTTTTTTCTTCGTCCCCGGTTATCAATTCCATCTGAAGCTTGGCGCCCTCAACCATATTTCCGAATTCAAATGTTTTTTGCAGCATTGCAATCATACCTTTCAGGGCAAGAACTGCGACTCCGACAACAATTCCAAAGGTACCAAGTCCTGCGGCCAATCTTGCCATTTGTGGAGGAATCAACCCCGTAGCGTTCAAGAATTTAAAAAGTCCGTTATTCGCTTTTCCTAATAAGGTGGAAAACAAAGAAGTCTTCTCGGGAATTGCAGATGGTTTCAACGATGGAATTATTTTCGAGACCATCCCCGAAGTATTAATTGACCCCATGCCCTTCATCCCCAGCCCGCCGAAGTTTTTAGTCCACTGTTGCTCCATTCCATACATTGCTCTTTGAAATTGCTGGGCTTGGCCTCCACCCTTTCCCCAAGCCGGAGATTTCTCCCATCCTGGTGGTCTGAATGAAGCGAGTTCTCTTTTTGCCGCAAGAGCTTTCTGCTGGACTCTATCTATTTCCCTGCCGACTTTTTTTGTATCTGCAATAGCTTTATTTATGTTAGAAATAAAGTTTACTGTCATGTCACGAGATCTATTAGCCATCTTTTATCCTATCCTATTCAAACTCGTCTTCGTCAACATCGCCTTTCTTAAAATCTTCTAACGTCTCTTCACATATCTTCCAAATTCGGTCTATTTTCATGGAATCCACTATTTCAGGGCTCCACTTGTATCTATTTCTAAGAAGTCTACATCTGACATTGTATGCTTCAGATAAGACTTCGAGAGTTTCCCACGACTTCTCTCTGTATTTCCACGCCCAATCAGCATATGGATAGCCCTTATTACCAATACTAGGGTACCAATATACCCCCGAAGCCTCTCTCAGCGGTTTCGGTTGGATTTTTTCGGCAATAAGGGCGAGAAAAAATTTGTGTAATCGAGTTCACCTCTCAATTCTTCCCCGCAATTACTGCAATAAATTACTCTTCTCCATGCATCAATTCCTACGGCATTTTCAGAAGTTGCCTCTTCAATTGCGACTTGGTTTTCTTCGGACGTCAAATATTTCTTTGAAAAGGATTGCCCCGGAATTTTTTTAATTCTGTTGAAATCTGATTCACTTAGTCCCGGGATTTTAATTATCGCCGCATCCCAAGTTGCTCTTATCATATTTACTTCATCGGACATAGCATTTTGGTCTCTATGAAGACGCAACATATCGCCCAAATCAAGGTGCTGCATAGTGATTGAATTAAATTTCCCGCCCGCAAAAGTTTTGCCTGCCGGGATTTCAAATGGTTCCGGTAGCGTTACGTCATATGTAAAATTAGGCTCACCGAGAAAAATTTCATCAATTAATCCATCGTCTATAAGTTTTTGCCAACTTTCTGACACATCCGTGTATTTTTCTGATTTCGGGTGGCTACATCTACGGCAGTAAAATGATTCTGGAATAATTGGATATTCTTCGCCGGTACGAAGTTTTATCGCTTCATATCCAATTTTCCATGTATCAACTATTTTTATTTTTTCATAATCACTTGGAACCAGATTATATTCCTCTCCGTCTTCGGTAAAAAAACTCGTCACCGATCCTTTCATAAGGTTTAATAGTCTGGCGGCTCCGGTCTTTTCAGCGCCTTCAAGCATTGCCAGGACTCCGCCTTGCAAGGGCTGGACCTCAGTGTAATTATACCATTTCTGGTCTCTTACTATTCCGCAATATAATTGAAATCGACTCATACAACTCTCCCTGTGTTTGATTTTAAATCAAAGTATAAACTCATGGATTTTATTGTCAAGTCGATTTCTTTTATATGCATGTTACTGCGCCGGCCTCACATATGTATCGGGAAGAACTGCTGCTGCAGTAATATCTTCAATTTCAGTGGGAAGCAAGGTATACTTTTTAGTATCAACTTCCTTGCTGTTTCTGTTAAAGCCATTCTTTTTACCCATTGCACACTCACAATTATAAAGTGCGTACTGAAGTCTGATATTTCCGGCAGAATCTCTGAAATTGACATATGCGTCACGAACAGCGCCGGAAAGGCACCATTCCTGCATTACATCATATTCTCGCCTGTCTCTGGTGAAGAGGATTGTTATTGTTACTTCCCCGATGTCAAAAATCTGATCTCGAACCTTATATTTTCTGCCGCCATCAGCGACATCTATTCTCCCTTCTTCTCCTTCCCCAAGCTCCCCTATTTCTAGGGGATAAACTGGTTCCGGATTGCCCGAGATTACTAATTCAGCGTTTAAACTTAATGCTCTTGCCATTATATTGTCTCCTTATTCCATTGTTGTCTCCGCACTATTTTATTTATTTGAGAGGCCCCAACGCTAAATAGTGTAGATAGAGTAATCTGTTTTATATTATATTCCGAATGTAACTTCCGAATTAAATCAATTTCGAGTTGTCTTAATTTTGAATTCGGGTTGCACTCATTACGATAAGCTCCGTAAACCTCTTTAAATTTTAGACTGGAATGATAATGAACCATATTGGTTTCACTATCTACCCATTCTAAATTATCTACTCGATTATCAGATTTAATTAAATTTTTATGATTAACTTCTGGCTCTTGATTAGGATTATCGATAAAGGCAATCGCAACAAGTCTATGTACTTTTAAATTCTTTCTAAAAGTGCCGCGCGCCAAGAAAATACATGGATATCCGTACCTATCTAACCTAGGAGTTAATATTTTTTCCTTTTTTAATCTATACCCGGAATTACAAGAAATTCTCCTCTCGAGACTCTTCAAACTTCCTCGAGAAGAGATTTGAAACAAACCCTCAAAGTCCTTAATATCTTTCCACAATTCTTTCATATTAAGCTTTTACCGAAGTAACCCCCGCACTAGCAAGTGAAAGGACGGGTTCCTCTATAACACCAGGAGCCACAAATTGAAGGAAAATTTCTTCAATTCCAGCATTAATATTTGCTAATGTATTTATGCTAAAATCATTTACAATTATGCAAACATCTGTAAATCCAGTACTGGTTCCATCATCTTTCTGACCGATAAACAAATGACCGGCTTTATATTTTTTACTCATATAAGTCCAGACCTGAGTAAAATGCTGCTCCTGACTCGCTTTTCCAGATTTATCCTGCTCAATTTCTCTAAGATAAGTTACAATTGATCTGGAATAAAGGATAAACATCATTATTTGATGTTGATATTTATATCCATCATCTGTGCTAAGAGTCCTGGCACTATTATTTGTAATGCCTTTTCCTCTTCGATATCTGCATATATTAATACTATAGTTTCTGATTAGCCTTCCGCCAACTCCAGAACTGTCGTCGTGAACAAGCCCATTGCTGTCAAGAAGAGTGTCGGGAGTATTGAGAACCATTTCTGATTTATTTCCTGCCGCTACTTTTGACTCGCCATATTTTGCGTAGGTGTTAAACCAAAATGCAGCATCTATTCCAACTTTAGGGATATCTTTTCTTCCTCCCGAAGTCGTAGGGTCATTAACTTGAATCCATTTATCTGAAGGCACCATTCCAAATTTGACAGAACCTCTTAGAGACGCCCCGAAATTTTTTAGAGTGGCCTCTACAGCTCCATTTGCAGCTTGAGCATAATACATTCCTTTATATCCATCGGTACAAAATTCGAGCATGTTGCTGTTATGAGTAATGCTTGAAGATTCCGGCGCCAACATTATTGTAAATTCTGTCGATGGCAGATAAGTCTCTGCAAGAGTTTTCCAGCTTGCATCAGTAGCCGCTGCGCCATCGCTTCCGCCAGTTAAAGGTGTCCACGATGTCAGTGTTGCCGGAATTTGATCTTTTGCTGCGCTTGCATTTGAACTATTCACAGCAAGTAAAACATAATCAGATCCCGACTCTGAGTTATTTACATAAGAAGCCAAACCAATCGTATTAGATTTTGCAAAAGGAACAATCCATTCTTCTTCTTTTTGATAATTCCCAAGATCATCTTTCACGGCGATCTCAAGTTTGACATCTTGCCTTTTAACAGTTGTCTGAGCTACAGTGAGATCGGTTGCACCTGGTATTGCAGTAGAGATAGTGCAAGTATAGCCAGTTTTTAAATTAATGGCAGCAAGCAAGTCTCCTCCTGGGGATCCGGTTGTGCCAGCAGAAATAACCATTGTTGATGTTGGCCCTGTAGTTGCAGAAGTCGCTCTTATTTTACCACTTACTATTGCAACGGTTTCAAGCGCGGAGGTCGCAGTCCTTAAAGCTGCCTGTATTTTAACTGCGATTCCAGACCAACTATCTGAGTCGAGAAGTGCAACAGCTACTTTGGTTGTTGCGGCACCGTCTATCGTAAAATCCAGGTCATAAGTCGCAGAAGTAAGTGCCGGAACCGTAGCAGATGCAAAAGTTCCCAGACTTCCTGTATTGGTTATTTCATCGTAACCAGCAACCGCAGTCACAGTCATTGCTGCAAATTCAACCTTTTTAGTAGCAGCAGTTATCGCTGTAATTACCGCAACTGTAGTGATAAGTCCAGTAAATTTAATATATTGTCCAACCAAGAGATTGTCTACACTGTCGAGATACGCATAAGTCGCACCAGTGGCAACATCTGCAGTGAGTTTCATAGTTATATCTTCAACTGTAGATACTTTTATAGCTGATTTATTGCCAAAAGCCGACAAATCATTTAAGCCCTTCCTTCCCGATTTAATATCGAATATTTTTACGGGGGAACCGGCACTATCCATAATTGCATAAGTGGCTTGAGTCGCTGTGGAATCAACATATCCAAGGACTTTCATTTCGCAACTATTACTGGAATTCAGTTCGTCAAAGAATGACTGAGCCACATATCCGGCATAATAGGAAGAATTAAAGCCGCCGCATTTTGGTTTAAAATCATTCATGGAATAAATTTCGTCCATTACTACCGGATATCCACTTGAATCTACAATGCCTCTTTCTGTCTTTCCAAGAAGCATCACTTTAAAAATATCTATGTCTGTGAGCGTAGCGCCTCCAAGCGCCGGGACTCTTCGTGCATGAGATCCATACATTATTCAATACCTCCTTTTTCTTCGCTTTTTTCAGACATAAATCCTGTCTTTATTGGCTTAGAATATTCTTTTTTCTCGATTATTGGTTCTTTAACTTCTTCTTTTATTTCTTCGATCTGAAAAAACTTTTTGAGTCTTAAAAATTCTTCTGGGAAAATAAATTCCTCTTTTATGAGAACATCTCCTCCGGGGAATACATTAGAACATGAACCATCACAGAACATTATCTGTTGCGTGGATTCAGTTTTATTTGTCATTTTTAATTCCATTCTTTTCTCCTATATCAAATCATTTACAGCAACTACTTCGGTCGTCAGAGTCACAGTCGTAAGCGCCGGCGGATTAATCAGTAAATAAGGTTGTGGCTCAATTAAATAATAGTAGGCCATCCTCGGATTATTCCCTATGACATCATCAGCAAAAACACTGGACTCCAAATATATATCCACTTGCTCTCCATCCAATAGAAACTGAAACTCTTCTCCGTACTTTTTATTATATTCTCTTGACATTTGCAACAACTTTTTTTTGCTTTTACAGTCTATATAAATTAATATTCCAAGTGCTCCCAAATATTCTTTTATCTTGGACCCGTTTTTTGTCCTTACTACAGTTCTCTGCCGGTCAACTTTCATGTCGTAAACTTTTATGCCACAAATGGGATCGGGTTGAAGGTCATCATAGTCCTCGCTTCTAACCGGACAGAGAACGCTCACTGCACTTCCGGTATTGAAATTATGTACGAGTGCTGATTTTAATTCTCCGTCCCTGCTCAAGAGTTCGACAGTATCAATTGTTCCGGCACCGTCATTTAATTGCAGAATAGAAGTATCATTTATATAACCTTTTATCGCTGTGTCGGCCATATATATTTGAGATGCTCCTATTGCCGCTGAGGCCGTCAAAGTTGTGGTTACACCATAGTCAAGATTTATATGACTTTTAAGAGCTGTAATTATATCTATATCGCTGCTATATGTTACTTTACGATATCCGGCATAATCAAAAAATAGGACGAGATTTGGGACTAAACTGGTCAAAACTATTGTCGTAGCCGGAGCAGTCATTTTTGAGCAATCTATAAGTATATGATTCCACAGTCTCTTTTGAAAGTCCTTTCTGTTGAAAGTATGAACTGTCCCGCCAACAGTCAAAGTGAAAAGATCTCCGTATAAAGTGTCTCTTAAATATATTTGTAGGCTTATTTCTTCATATGCAGATAAGGTTACTGAAGTAAAGGTGAGAGTGGCTATTTTTCCAGTCTCAGTCCACACAATCTTTTTGCTACTCCCGTCAACGCTAAGATCGGTATTGTTGGCTATTGTCACCCCAGTAGCGGAATTTGTCCAGACCTGATTTGCAAATTCAGTAAACATTAAGGAATCGTTCTCCTTAATTCTTTATCCATGAATTCCGAAGCTGCTTTTATATCGCCATCACTTTCTAAATACATATCTAAAGCCCTATGCATAAATGGCCGGGGCGGGACTATTAACCACTGACCTTTTCCGATTATACTTTGCATTTTTGTTTTAGTCCCTTTAGATTTTCCGAAAAGACCTAAACCATTCATAAAAAGCCACGCTCGCACTCTCGCGCCTTTGTCCCCCGTCAAAGGAATTCTATATCCAGTAGTCTGTATTGTTGCAAGTTTTGCATAAGTTAAATTTTTCCCTGGAACTTTATCAGAAGGTTCCCAATATCCCGCAATAGCAGAAGTTCCGGGGCCTGGTTCTGCCTTCATAGCATCCATTAATTTGCCAGTTAAAAATTCGGGATCGTGAACACCCGCCAATGCTATTGTCGCGGAAGATAAAGGCACTAGTCTTACTCCGCCGGAACGGACTGATTTTTTAGTAAATTCCTTGAATTTTTTGGCACGATACACATTTAGATCTTGAGAATTTATCACTTTAATGAGTTGTTTCAAATCATTTTTAAACGCATTAAGGGAGGCCGGATCTAATCTTATTTCTATCAAGATTTACCTCCAATAATCATGTAGAGAAAACTGTTGGCAAAAGCACTGTATGGCTCAATATATTTTATGTCGTAAGTCTTTTTGTCGTGTCGGAAGAATTTATATTTGGATTGTATTTGCCTGATAGTCAGAGATAAATTATCAAGTTGTAGCATAGGAATATATGCCAGGACATCTGTATTTTCAGCCCAGCTTATTTTTTCTATGACATCCCGGTCATATGGATTCGTTCTCACCGGAGATGCTTTTAAAACTAAAGTAGTTTCAGTTAAAGCAGTGCCTAATTCGTCTTCCGTCGCTTCCTTTATAAAAGTTATGTCATGCCCCTGCAAACACACATTATAAACGTGCAATTTAGCTCTGGCGAGAGCTGTGGATGTCATGCCCGTATCAATCGCCATTGTTTATACCTCGGAGAAACTTCTTGTCACATCTTCTAATTGAATGCCGGCACAATGGCCCCATGCAATAATCTGGAGTGCTCTTGGCTTCATCGACTGTCATTATACCTAATTTCTTGGCAGTATCGTCGTCAAGAGCCAACAAACTCAATCCATTCGTTTTTGTGGCGAGGACCTTTTGGCATAATTCCCTGTCTTTTTTTACATCTCTTGGGTCCGCCAGATAATATTCTACGACATTTTCTCCGTTCACGAGCGCCGAAATTGCATTAGCGTTTCTATCAATATTCAGGAGTGTTGTTCTTATCGATAAATCTATATAATAGTCAAGTTTATAATGACGGGTTACTTCGACGCCATCGACAAACTTACTTGTTGTCATCAGATTGCCTTTATTCGCGGCATTATAAATTTCGGGATATTTTATTCTCAACGATTCTTTAAATCTTAAAATTTCAGCCTCAAGTAAATCCCCGGATATACCAGAATTTTTCAGGAGCAAATTCTCGGCAATCATTTCGCGCTGTAAAGTTCTTATTCCGCTGATTATAAATCCCTGCGTTCTCGCCATGGTTCCACTAATCAATTGGTCGAATTCAGAAATGGTTTCATCAGCGATACTTTTTTTTGTCTCTTTATCTTTTATATCCGCTTTGTCAAAAATAAATTTAGAGTGAATTCGCTCCAAATATTTATTGAAATTATATGATAGCAAATTCGAAAGTCCTAGAGATAATAAAGTAATGTTCCGGGTTAATTTATCCTGGTCTTTATCTCTCATCGGGCCGGCATCAGCTTGGTTTAAATAACTCGACATGAGTTCTTGATATTTTAGTGCTGCAGGAGTAATGAACTCTTCCATGAAAATATCCTGAGCTTCCTGATCGTATTCATCTTCCATCAATATTTCGAATCTTTCTATATCATCTTCAGCCAATTCGAAACTATCGAAATAATTGGCTGCGTTAGCAGTTTTTATGCTTATATATGGTATCATGGAATTATATTCACATCATCCTGATATATTGATGAATCTCCAAAAATAGTACAAGTTCGTTGCAGCCCCGACATATCATATCCGCCAAGTTTCCAAAAGGCAAACATCTGCCCCCAAAAATATTTGAGCGAAACATCCCCCGGAGAAGATCCGGATCCGGCACTTACTTGGTAGGAATAACCCTCAACCGCCAATCTTTCATTAGAATTATTCTGTAGCTGGCCATTTTTTGCTACTCTGGATTTCATAAATAAATAGCAAATTGTATACACTTCAGCCCAATATAAATAAGTTTCTATTTCGGTAAGTCCGACTTTATTGAGCGCTTTAATCCTGTTATATTCGGCAGAACCTATTCTTGGATAGAAATATAGCAATTCTACATCGGTAGCGACAGATGTGAGCCCGGCCACAAAAAGTACATCAGAAGCATATCCAAAAAATGAATATGTATTCTCAAGTTTTGCTTTGACATCTGTTATTGTGTTTGTCGAACTTAACATATATATCCTATGAAGGCGTAACGCCTTTCCCCTGCAAAAAAGAAGTGAGGGAGGTCAGTGATAAATTTATGTTTTGCGATAATTTCATCGTTTCCTTCAAATTCTCTTTTATTTCTTTTAAATCATCATCAACTCTGTCCTCAACATCTTTTACTCTTACGGAACATCTGTTCTCGCACATCACTCTTTCTCTACGCATAGACCTTACATTCCAACATACTTTTAGTAATGCCGCATAAGCAACGAAAAGTGCGAGAATCAATGGCCAATATTTTAAAATCTCATCAAGCATAAAAAACTCCATAAATATTAGTCATTATCTTCTGAATCTGATTCTTTCTCTACTTTCTTAGATTCTTTCTCTATTTTCTTGGATTCTTTCTTTGCGTCCGAATCTTCCTTCATTTTCTTTTCTTTCGCTTCATCTTCTTTAGGATTGGTTTCAAAATAATGCCCGAGTTGAACGCCCTCTCTCGCATCTACGGCATGGTTGAAATAAACCTCTTTCCCTTCTTTATCGTATCTTAAATATTTTCCCATCTCAATCTCCTTTTTTAAATATTCAAGAAGTTCCCTCTTGTAAGAGGGAAAATCTTCAGTATTTAATTGTTCCTTGACAAATATGCTTTGTAATTTATCCCAGTAGCAACAGTACCTGCCACATGAGTATAAAGTCTCATGTATCTCTTGACCGCTCCTTCGGCAACACAATTTTTGAAATTTATAACATACCTTCCGGTAGTCATGTCTGTGTCACCAAAAATGGTAGTCGCTGTTTTTGTGGTCCCCGCAGCTATCAACACCTTAGAAGATGTACCTGTGGTTGCGGAAGTCACTACTATTTTCCCGCCTGCTATAGCAACAGTTTCAAGAGCAGAAGAAGCTGTTTGCAGAGCTGTTTGTATTTTGGTTGCTATCTGTGTCCAAGAATCGGTTACCAGAAGTGCTACTGCCAGAGGATAGTTTGTTCCATCAGTCTTGATGTCTATGTTATATGTCCTGCTCGGAAGAGCCGGAATAGTTGCTCCAGTTATCGTTCCAAGTGAACCAGTCGCGTTTGAAATTGCTGCGATACCTGCTGTCGGAGTAACGAGTCCATCTACAGGGGCATCGAGCGTTAGCGTATATCCAGTGATTCTGTTCGCATAAACTAAAAAATCAGATTCGCAAGCACCGAGTTGAATACTCTCAACTTCATATACATCGTCCAAAAACGTCGCACTGTTACTAAGCTGAACTGCAATACGATAGCTTTCATCTTCGCTTAAAACTTCGCAAGAAGTTACATCTATTATGGCATCGCACTCTACATTGCCTGCACCGAGATCTATTACTTTAGCCGCAGCAGAAACTGTAGCGGCTGCCGAAATTTTAATCGCTCCAGCATCCTTAGCAACTAAAAGCGAATCAAAGGCTGTAGTCATTTTAGACATCTTGGCCTCCTTATTATCTCTTAGTCAAATAAGCAATACAGTCAAAAGTCGTTACTGTACCTGCTTCAGTGAAATAGATTCTCAGATATTTTTTCGTTGTGCCGTCAGAGATCATGTTATTAAACGGGATTATGTACCGTCCAGTAGCCATTGCTACGTCTCCGTGGATCACAGCTTCGTCTCCAATAGAAAGAGAAGCAACTTCCCAAAAATCACTCGCAAATGTTGCACTGTCACTTATCTGAACACCGATGGTGATCATTTCATCATTATCCGCAACATCCATTGCGGAGACATCAACAACAATATCTCCGTAAACATGTCCGAGTCCAATATCAAGAATTCTATCTGTTCCGGCAACATTACCCGCTACAGACGCATTAACTACGGCTCCGTCGTGGAGCAGAAGCGCATGATCATAAGTTTTTGTTATTCCAGCCATTTTTATAGCCTCCTTATGCCACTACCGCAAGATCGCCAATTGAATGAAGTCTAGCCGCAGCTTTGCCATGAAATACTGCAAGACCGGAATACCATTCTACCCTTGTTCTATAGCATGATTTTGTTTCAAGTTCTCCGATATCTCTTACATCGATACCGCCATTCTGAAGACCCATAACTTTTCCATCGCCAAAACTTACGCAATAAATAGAAGTTGCAGTTGCAGTTCCACCAGTAGGTGTTTCTGTAAAAGGAAGTATTTGGTTTCCTTCATTGTCTTCATCAGCAATAAGTATCGGAAGTTCATTGTAAGCCATTACTTTTTTACCAAATTCTGACAGATCATATGTGATATATCCACCAACGGTTGTGAGTCTGGCTGCAGCACTAAGTCTTCGTCTCATTGTTTTATTCATGATGAGATATTGAGGATCGTCAACTGCGTCTATGAGTTTATCGAGCATTGCGAGGCTGAGAGCTGCTCCACCAACAGTTGCACCGGCAGAGATAGACTGATTTCCAGTACATCTTACCTGAAGACCATCGAACTCTCTTGGTTCTGTGGCCTGATCGCCTTTAATGAATGTTTCTGTCCATTTCAATGCAAGAGCTTTTACTTTCATTGCTTCGTGGACACTTCTTTGATTTTCTCCCATTGTATCGACAAGAAATTTGTCAACGTCCAGGTCTCCACCAGCTATTACGAGAGGCTCAGTAATAGGATTGAGAATACCTGTACTTTCTGTGTAGGCTTCGTTTATACCACGAAATCCGATACCAGGAAGTGTTTGTTCTCTGTTGTATCTGTAAGCATTACCCATGATTTCATCAAAAGGTAGTACCCTGAGAATGTCGGAATTTCTCGCATATAGTTCTATAATTGCTGAACGTAACGGATCTCCGGCGTAAAGTTTACTGGCTTCTACAAGTGTTAATGCCATTTAAAATCCTCCTAAGATTTTCTTCATCTATTGTCTCTTTTTTCCTTGCTCTCTACTTAATTGTATTCTGGCGGCAGGGTTCATTGCCATTATTGCTTCCGTACTTAATCTGCCACCCATATTTCCACCACCACCCTTGGAGCCACTGCCTGCTGGCATTGTGTTCAAAACATGATGAGAATTTCGCTCGAGTTGAATCCATCTCTTAAATAATTCCTGAGCAGTTCCTTCTACTTTTTCAGGTTTTCCTTCCTTGTCTTCCAACATCAAAGTCACTCTGGTTTCAAATGATCCAGTAGGTTTTCCGTCTTCATCTACTACTTCAGAAATTTTTGCCTGTCCTTCCATTTCAAATAACATTGCTACTTGACTGGCATTGCAAAGTTTGGCATCGCCAAAACTGGACATAATATCATTTTTGATTGTAGATTTTTCAAATCTTTGTTTCCATGAACTCGATTCTTCTACAGCAATTTTTCTCGCTTTCTCGTGTTCCTCTATAACTTTTTTCGCATTTGCCTGTGCTCTATCTTCGGCACTCATAGCATCAAGTCTTAATTTTTCAAGTTCTGCTTTTGCTTGTGACCCTTCTCCCGCTTCTTTTTCGAGTGTTTCGAGGAGGGGTTTGTATTTCCCTTCATACTCATCTTTTACTGCATTTCTTGTCTGAGAAATTGTATGACCAAAAAATGTTTCCAATTCTACAGGAACCATTACCTTTGTTTTTGAAACGGGGTCCAACATTTCTTTGTATTGCCCGCTAAATTTAGGCGTACCTCCGCCTCCGGGTTCATCACCTTCTGCCATCAAAATATTAAATCCTAACATCTGTAACCAAAATCTTTTAATCATTTTGTAACTCCTTGCTCGGTATTTGTATTTTCTCCGGATTTGTTATCGCTGTTTCCGGCAGCGTCTTTGATCTTTTGTGCTGCTGCATTTACATCTATTTTTGACTTGCTCTGGCCCTCGGATAAAGTTAAATTCATCCCAGAGTCTATCTCTTTATTTATTTCTTCAAGAGTCTCGGCCTCCAGATAATTGCCCATGACTTTCTTGACTATAAGCTTAGTTGCATTTTTTTGTATTGATTTAATTGGAAGAACCAATAATTCTGTAAGCATTGTGACTTCTGTCTGCAGATCTTCGTCACTGAAAGAAGAAGTGTAATCGATTCTGGTTTCTGGAGCCGGTTTGCCTTCCCATTTGGCTGCGGTTTCCACTACCCAAGATTCGAGTTTTCCCATCATTAATGCACCGGATGTGAGTAGAGCTCTTATTTTTTGCAGATCTACTTTTTTTGCTTCCCCTGACCTTACAAATTCTTTTTGGTCGTCGGTTCCTAACCCAACTTTTTTTAACGCTTCTGCCATGTAGAACCCCACTGCTTTTACAAATGGATCTATATCAGTCAGCGTCGCCCCTATAAATGAAGGGGACGTACTGCAATCAATTTCATACGGTATGATGCTTAGATTGCCTACGCCACCACTGCTAAGACTTTCCGGAACAGTTCCATCTCTACTTGGATATGCGAGCATCCTAAAACTTCCGGCTGCAAGCATTTCATCGAGATAAGAGAGCGAATTAAAAATAAGTTTTGAAATCATCGCAATGTCTTCGCAAACAGTCTCGCTTACAAAGTCTCCGTTCACATCTCTCCAACTGACAAATTTAAAAGGCACTTCGCCTAAGCCATGCACGACTTCTTCAGATACTAATGTCGCGTCATTTTGTTCAGTTCTTTCGAAATGCTGATACGAATTTCTGTTCCACAAAGTATATCTAGTCACTTCTTTGGCTGTTACAAACGGATCTGAATGCTCTCTATAGGAATTATCAAGAAGAACCCAATCCAGTTTTCCGTCGTTTATATTTATATTGAAATCGATTATCCGAAATGGTAAATATAATGTAGCATATGGATGTATATTATTATCTTTCGCATCCTTTTTTGTTTTTATAGTTTCTGAATTAAATTGCGGCATATCCACTAACATCCCGCAAGTAAAAAGAAATGAATGTGCCGCGACTATGCGCATGAATTCATTTATACTTTTCCCTGCGTTTATGTCTTTAAGTATGTAATCAAATTCTTTAGGCACAACCCTTGTTGGCTCATTAATAAATAAAAAGCTACTTAATAAATCTGTGATAGGACTAAGTTGGTTAAAATATACTGAGCGTGTCTTTCTTATGTTGAAAGAAGCTTTACTCTCCCGAGGGTACTTTATAAGATACCCACCATCTATAAAATCAACTCCACCAAGGTATGCATGATAAATCAGGGTCCAGTTAGAGTGTTTCCTCTTGAGCTCAGGATGTCTTGTGTTGAAAAGTGCTGAATTCGGGTCTATCGCCATCCAATCCGCCTTTTAAAAAATCGCCCTGTATCGCGGGGCAGCGAAAAATTCCGTATCGTGGAATAACCGATAAATTATTGAGCAAGTTATAGCTATCTAACATTTAATGTAATACTTGTCAAGCATTTTTTAAAATTCTTAAATAATTATTCCTTTTGGCAATAAATCTTCGATTTGATATTGTTTGACGAGTTCAGGAAGGAGCTTATTAAATTTACTTACATTCTCTCTTGCGGGAAGTAAACGGAGATTTCTCGGATTCCAGCATTTTTTTATTTCGTCTGGATCCGAAGAATATAGAGATTGCGGAATAATGTGGTCTATGTGTAAAACTTCAGATTTATCTTTATAAATATTCCATAGAGGATCGTTCTCAAAATGTCTTGCGTATTCTTGCATTGTTATTCCCGTATATGCAAAAGTTTCGGATTTTTTTATTAAATCGGCGCGTTTGAGAGCATTTCTGAACAAAGTGGATATATTTCGTTTTAATCTAAATTCTGGATCTGACATAACCCTATGTCTTTGGACCTCATTACTCCTCGCAAAAATTTTCTTTTTGTTTTTTTCATAATATCTCTTGTTTGCTTCTAAGCGTTCCTCTCTATTTTTTTCGTAATAGTCTTTCGCCCAAGCAATTAATTTATCCTTATTTGCTTCGCGATATTCCTTTTGAAAAGCCATAGTTTTTTCGATATTTTTGGTCGCGTACTCTGCTTTTCTTTTGTAGTGGCACGTTCTACATTCTGAACGCAATTTTTGGGTGTCTTTTCTAAACATAAATTCAGATTCATCTTTTTCAATTTTGCAAATTCTACATACTTTCATCTTATTCTCTCTAACAGATATTTCTCTAATTTTTGTAAGGCGCCGGAGGGTAGCGAACCACTCCGGCCAGTTAGAGATATGTAATTATAACAATACTTAATTTAAAAAGTCAAGTATTTTACTAGCTAAGTTCCTCATATCTTATAAATTTAAATCTCTTTCTTCTGAAGAATGAAATAGCCATTTCCATACAATCAGGGAAGTCATCATGGTTGTAGGCTCCATAAAAAGTTATTTGGTTTATAGCCTCGGGGTAGCGGACTAAATAGTCATCCATAAATCTTACTGAGCCTGAATAAAGATCTGGTTGGCAACTTATTATTCTCTCTCTCTTATTGCTGGAGTGATGTATGGACTCATAAGACATTTTCCAATTAATTCTGTCATGTGCGCCACGAATACTTTCATCAATTAAGGTCATTCCATTATTTTCATAAAGCATGGAACGACAATTATATTCTTTGTTTTTAGCTGCAATTTGATGAACAATTAAACTCAGTTCTACTTTTGTATCTATTGCATCAAAAAAAGTTAAATCGTTATTGAAACTATGTACCCACCAGACTGCAGCATAGTCACTGCTAGTCTTTCCTAATGATGGATCTAGCGCGCAAAGAATTTCTCCTTGATTAAGGTCTATTTGATCTTTACGGACAAAAGTCATTTTTTTGAGATTAAATATTTGTAGATTTTCTGGAAGAGGATTGCATAAATATTGGCAGGCAAAAAATACATCTGAAATGCCAGCTCTTATTTCCGCTATTTTTTGATCACTTATAAAATCAGGATAGTTGCTTTTCCCGGATTCGTCACAAATTGCCTCGCGTTCTACATCCCATTTTTGTGATTCAGGAAGGCTTTTATCTCTTTCTAAGATGTGCCAGATAAGATCTCTAAAATGCCAAGTCGTTCCAACATATAAAATTGTTTCAAAGGTAATTCCAGTCTTATTATCGTGAAACGGCACTAGAAGAGGGGTCAGAGAGTCAAACCAAGATTCTTTTCCGTCCCTTGTGGTCTGCGAATCTCTGTCATTTTGATCGAGCGGGTCATCAACTAAAATTACATTCGGATGTATGCCGACACTAGATCCGCCAGAAGTCCTTAATATCAGTGAAAATCCTTTCCCGGATCTGCCCTTAATATTTATGACATCACTAGTATTTTTGGCGACAGCATCTTTCGTTATTCCAAAAATAGTTGAATACAGAGTCTCATTTTTTTCAGATCCTATGTATTGGTTCAATTTGTCTGATACTTCTTGTAAGAGAAGGGCATTTGCCGAAGTATAAAAAATTCTTATCTGAGGGCTATAGCAACCCCACAGGTACAATATATTTGCTATTCCATAAACTGAAGTTTTATAACTTCCTCTTGACTTCAGACGCATTAATCTCTTGCGTCCACTTTTATATGCTTTTGATAAATCATCGCACCATCGTTTATGTGTCTGGTCCGTAAGCAAGTCCATTTCCAACACATAACGACAAAAAAAATAAAAGCTGTCTATGCATCTTTCCAGGACTATACCTGATAGCACCACTCTTTCCGACTCCGAGCAAATCCTGGTACCATCAACATGTTTTTTCAGTAATATCAAGGCCTTGTGTGCGCGTTCCTGAGCAATAATTCTCTCTGCATCCTTGCCTTCTTTTTTTAACCTCTGCTTTTCTTTCCACTCATCTCTTCGTTTCTTCTTATCTTCTGGAGACAAAACCAGAAGATCATTCAATTTCATCTGCATCTATAATTTCACCTTGGACCAGTTTGAACGCTTCATTTTCCGACTGTCTTCTTATTTCTTCCAACCCCATACTGTCAAGAGCCTGTACAACAGAGGCTACCTGGGCGTGGATATCTATGTTTTGATTGACTTGAACGGGGCCTCCGCCAGCGCCCACAATCTCTTTGACTTTCTTTTCCGGGACATATCTTTTTAGTAGCATTTCGCAGACTCTCAATCTTATGTTCGGATCGGGGTGGTGGATCATTTCGATGAGTTCGTCCATTACATCGTCAATGCAGCCATCAAGTCTTTTAATTACGTGTTCATATTTCTGAAGCTGAAGGGCCTTCGGGGTTCTGCCGCCGCCGCCAGGATAATTATTGCCATACTTTATCTCATCAGGGAGTTTATTTACGTCAATATTTTCTAGTGCTTTTGTCTTTCCGGGGTTTTGTTCGACTTTGTCCTTGCTCATTCCTTACCAGTTAATTCCTTATATCTTTTTCTCATTGTAGAGATACACACCCCCACTAATTCTGCAAGTTCTTTTTTTTCTTTCTTTTCATAATATGTTAATATTATTGCGTCTTGTTCTGGGGTAAAAGATTTGGGAAATGATCTTGTCGCATCTTTTATCTGATCTATTTTGGCCTGCATTTCTTTTGAAATCTTAAATGTTTCAATCTTACTAGAATTCATAACTTTGTTATACCATCCTTTTTATAATTACCGCCAAATTGAGAAAGCGTCACTTTATGGCAATCAAAATCCTTTTTACTTCTGATATCGAACCAGATAAATCCGTACGAATATTGTCCCAGACATGTTCGCCCATAAGAAGAACCGGCGAATTGTAGAGCGGGAGTCGTTACTGCAGTGAATAATTCTCGGTCAACATAGTTATAGCTATGGATATGAGATCTTATGAAAATGTCAGCCTTTATATTATCTGACTCGACATCATTTAACATTTGAACTACGGCAGACCGCTGCAACGAAGTTACGCTAGCATATGCCGTCCCAGAACGGCCAGTCGTATGGCGCACATGAAGTATACACCCATTAACATCTATCTTTCTACTGTCATATATCTCAGAATTGAAATGTTTAGCAATGCCGTCCTCATATTCCATATCATTAGTCGAATGAAACGGGGTACCCCTAAGAAATACCAATTTCTTCGCTTCGACCTGTTCTATGCAGGCAATAGCCATATCTTGTTGTATACCCATATCAGTGGAAACATGCTCTCTAGTTCCTTTACGCCCCGGCCCTTCACATGCGTCTCCGTTCATCAAAAGCAAATCTATTTTTCCTAATTTCTTTATGTTATTAGTATAAAAATCCCACCCAACCTTTTGAATTTCCTTAAAATGATTAAAATAATCGGGATGTGTGAGTCCTAGATTATGCCCACAATGCATATCCGACAATATGAGAACTCTTTTGGATTCCGCCATTACACGAATACCTCTTCAATTATTTTTTGAACTATATATCCAAGAGGATATGTAAAGACTTCGGATTCCCCGTACACTAAATTTATTCCTCTCGCCTCAAAGATATTACAGAGTACATGGAAGGATTCGTGAACAATGGTATTATAAGAACCGGGATCATTTTTCTTGAGCGGGCAGATAAAATCTATGCAATATTCTTCATATCCATTTGAGTGCTCGCATACGAAAGAAGAGGCTTGATGCTTCGGGTTCCTTTCGTATATCAGACCCTTATAATTTTTATCAAGGTATTTGTTTATTCTTTCTTGCGGACAATTATGAAAAATAATTATTTTGGTTTTATAAGTATCTAACTGAAAATTAAAGATCTTTGATTTTTGCATTTAATCTCCTATAAGATATTGCATGAACACAATATACTGTTTGTGTCTATAAAAAGTCAACCACAAAAATAAACCCCGTTTCCGGGGTCTAATTGGAGGTATCGATATATGTCTTTTTGAAGCAATCGAGGCAGAGAATGTAAGGAGGTTTAGAATAAAAAGTAGCAAAATTACTTGATCCGCAATGGCTGCAGCAAATTAGTTTCTTCTTCATCGCATTTAACAGTTTCTCCATTTATTTCTACGGCATGATAATAACATTCCCGCATATTTATCACCGATATTTTTTTAACGCCTTCGTCACAAACAGTGTTCATTATATCAATTTCATTTATATCATCGTCTCCGTGACAAGAAAAAATTGCGGCAGCGCAGAGTAGCAAAATGAATAAAAGGCAGAGGATATCTCTCAATATATTATTCATCCTGGTCTTCCTCTTCTTCGATTACTAAGTCCGTATCTTTTCCAGTAAATTCAAATTTAAGATCTGAATATAATTTAAATATTCTGATAAAAAGATTAAATACTGGATTCATGTATTTATTTCTTGGACTGATATTTTCTCCGTCATAATAACATTTTATTCCCAAACATTTAATTTTTAATTTATTCATATTAATTACCCCTTATATTTATATATGTATTTTAAATCAATTAATATTATTTCTTTTTAAAAATTTATTATTTATTTTTAATATCGTTTCTTTTTGTTTTTCGGAATAATTATTTGTTTTATATTTAAACATTAAATCTTCGGGAAAAGATTGTACCCACTCATTTAATGTATCGGTACCATGAGTCCATAGCCGTTCCACGATTGATTTATAGTATAACTCTTTCATTTATTTTCCGGAAAGACTTGAATAAAGATATGATTTGTACACGAGATATTCAAATAAGGGTGATCGTTAGAACCACAATTATGACTCTTCCGATGTGTTTTGAAATAACATTCTCTGCCTGTCCCCAGATCAAGACAGCCTCCATCTTCCAGATAAAATCTTTTTAAATATACCTTTGCCATTATTTATCCTCCGAACGTACGAAGACGTAAATGTGGCCACTACAATTTTCAAAGTCTTTGCCAGAAAAAAATTCTTCGTCACAATGGTAAAATAATCCATTTTTTTTAAAATTACCTTGTTTCATTCCGAAATAACAGTCATCACATGCAGGAACTTCAACTTTAACCTTCTTCAAATATATTTTTGCCATTATTTTATTATCCTCAATTCTTCAAGTGTTGGTTTTTGGTGCCCATAAAAATCATTTGTTGTCTGAATACTCTTGTGATTCATGGCTGCGCTTACTTTTTCAATGCTCATGCCATTTGATAGATGATAATTGGCAAAACTATGTCTTAAGGTATGCGGACTCATTTTTTTGCCAATTCTCTTCCCCAATTTCGTCAGGACCTCGGCCATGTAGTGCCTACTATACATATGCCCATCATGCTCAAACAAATATTTTTTGCCCTCGAATTTATCATTTATTTCGCCATAAAGTTCTTTGCCTATATACACCTTGTAAGGTTTCCTGCCCTTTCCCAAGACCTGAATCTCGTAAGCCATATTGTCTCTGATGGAAACACAATCGCTCAATTTAATGTTCAAAAGCTCGGAAATTCTCAGCCCAGTCACAAATAAAGTCTTTATAATCAATCCAAGATGCTCAGGAGATATAGAAATAAGTTTCTCCACTTCTTCCGCGGTTAAATATCCGCTCTCAGTAATAGTCAGATCTCTTTTGACTTTTTTTATGCTGTCAAGACTTTCTCTGAGATCAATTAGTTCCGGACGTCCTTTAAATAATTGAGAAAATACTTTCTTTGCCGCTGAAGTCCACATTGCCTGCGTTGCCGGAGTTCGCGCGGACTGAATCCATGCCTTCAGAGAGTCAAGATCCTGATTACAATCCCGCTCCATGCAATATCTATGATAGGATTTCATCGCGTTCGTATAAGTCTCTCTGGTCTTTGCAGTCAGATCAAGTCCGGACGCAACTTCTACGAGATCTGGTGTTTTATTTACTGTCAAATCGTTCATAAGATCACCTCGCTCTGCATGTCAAGATTTTCAGCATTACATTTTGGGCAGAACTTGTAATTGCTCGTACTCCGCCACGAATGCCAGCACGTTTTACACATATAAGAATATCTTTTCATTTATTTATTCTATAATCTCCTCTAAACCATTTTATTATTTTAAGTTTGATCTCGTGTTCCCTATGATATGATACCAAAACTTCAGCGAACAATACAACGATAAAAAGCAAATTAATCACGGGCACCAGACAAAATACCCACACATTGGGATTACAACTATCCGATTTAATTGCCCGTATATTTAATTCTCTGGCAATTATTACGTTTATTATATAAATTATTATTAAATAAATCATTTTTTATACCTATCCCTGTTGTTCAGGCCACCTAATCCGACGAAAAAGAACGCGGCCACAACCAAACATGCAACAACTGCTATTATAATTTCTATCATCTCTTCCTCACATAAAAATAATAAGTGTCTATGTACTCGCCTCGATGCAATCTATTTACCGACCACGCCCGGGCTTCTTTCATATACAATACAGTAAGCGATAAATTACTGTCAACAAAAGAAATGTCATATACAGTTCTTATCCAGTCATTTGTTACGACAACTACGTCTTTTATCTTCAGAATCTCACCATCTGCGGCAACAAAATGGTCTCTATAAGCTTCATAGAGATTTTTCCTGCTGCATCCCCGAACTCTTTGCACGAAGGGGCCACCTGGAACCGAAAACAAGCTATAATGCCAGGTTCCCCTGAGTTTTTCGGGTAATTCCGCGGCTTCAAGGCCAAAAGCAAAAAGCAGGGCCACAACGACAAATAAATTTTTCACCATGCCACCTCCGTATATCCACGATATTCAAATCTATGTCCACAAACCGGACATTCAAAAATATTGTCTCCATAATATAAAAATTCAGTCTTGTGAATCATATTGGTACCTATTGCTCCAGAAATAGGACTATTCGGATCAGCAAGTTCAATATCTGAACTATAATAATATCCGCATTTATTACAGTCTATTCTCATTTCTTAATTTCCGGATGATCGACTTTGAACAATTTAATCAATTTATTTTGTTTAAAATGTAAATGATCATGCGTATTTTTTATTTGCATTTCTCTATATTCTTCTTCACATTCATCAACAAGAGTTTGGAGTTCGGATTTGCGGATGTAACCTTTTTCTTTACAGCGTTCAATATAATAATCTTCAAGAACTTTTCTATTAATATGGTAAGGATTGCATTCTTGAAAATGTATTCTTGCTTGTTCTTCAGTCATTTGTATTTTTTCCATTTTTAACATCTCCTTACATAATATATGTATTTTAACGTGATAAAATACGCAATAAATCCACTATTTTATCTGTTTCAGCAATAAAAATATCGTAAAAACAGGCCTTTAAGAACTATATTGCGTGAAGGCATGGGGGCCTAAAAATATTTTTTAAAAAATTTGCGGGGGAAAGATTTTTATAACTTTAGCGTAATCCCAGAACAATATTTTGTCTAAATTCAGGCAAAATAACATTCATTTCTACAATTCTATACTCGGATCCGTTTATCCTCGCTATACCGTCCAATTTAAAATCATGCGTACAAGACTGCACGTAATAAATAATTTCACCTTTATAGTAAAAAAATGTCAGCATCCCGTATTCTCCGTGATCTTATCCGCATTATTAAAACAATATGAAATGAATATAGCATGTTGTAAGGCCTCGGCTTTGTTATGTGTATTTATAACCTCAGATTCATTTCCTTCCGAGATATAATATGGCACTCGCGCTATTTTATACTTGCATCCAAGAGTCTCGCCAATAATATTCCACGCCGGCTTAGTCTGTGAATGCACTACTTTTGTTTCTATACTTCTCATAATTTTACCCTCTGTTCAATATAAATAATATCCTCGAGGTCCACAACTGTCAATATGTTCTCGCCGTTTATTATTACTACATCTTGATGTTTTCTTAGTGTAAATATACCAACTGTTCTGTAAACCAATTCATCATTCACATATATCCTAGTTTCTATCATTTTGTACGTCCTCAAAATCATAAGTTACTTCTACGACATACCGGGAATTGAATTCTGTAAAACTATTCCATCTGTCATAAACTCTATACCAGGTTCCTCGCTCCGGATAAGTACGAACATCTATTCTAGTCACTCCGCATCTTTCTCCGACTGTTATGAAGTCAAAACCCTCTACTTTTATACCGGATATTGTTCTTAATTTGGACATATTAGCTCCTCTCAATAATATATGTATTCTGAAGTAAAAAAGAGATGGGACTCAAAATTTTATTGGGAAATTTTACCATGAAAATTCGTGGGCAGCAAATGCTCGATTTGATGTTTAATAATTAGATCCATGTCTATTTTATCCGATTTCTTCATGTTTTCTTTTGCGGGTAACAACCTAAGATTAAGCGGGTTCCAACATCGAGCTATATCTTCCGGAATAATAAAATCATAGGCAGCGCAGGGGATAATATGATCGATATGCATGGCGACTCCATTTTTATAGTCTTCCCACAAAGGATCTTTTTCTAAATGTATAATATATTCCTTTATGGGCACGTTAGTGTATTTAAGAAGTTTTTGATTCTTTCTGACTTTTTTATTTTTGAGTCTCGTAACAAAAGCGGAGCGAATAAGTTTATTTATGCGATACCCAGGATCATTTTTTGTTTTTAAATTCTGATATTCTAAAGAATATTTATCTGCCTGTTTCTTATTACGCAAATAGGATTTTCTACGGGCGATAGGATTATATTTGCGCAGGGCGGCTTGTTTCTTCCGGCATTCCTTGCACAATCGCGATAATTTGTCATAACTATTCTTATCTTTGTTAAATTCTGATACCGGCTTAATAATTTTACACCCGGCGCAAATCTTTTCCACTGTCATGCGATAAATTAATCGTTGCCGTTCCTCTTCCCTTTTAGACATAGTATCCCTATCGTATCTTTCCTTCGCAAATTTGCCGACACACAATTTACAAGAAGCCGTATGCCCGTCTTTACTCATCTTTCTAATATAGAATTCGGAAATACTTTTTAATTCGCCACAATTATAACACTTTTTGTTCATAACATACCTAAACATGACAAATAATATTGTCAACAAAAAATACACTGCCCCCTCTAAAAAATTCCCATAAATATAGACCAGGCTAAAGAGGACTTCAGTCTGCCACAACAGTGTTTTGCTTTATAATATACCCACATAATAATACTTATGTACTATTGTTATCATAATTACATATAATATGGGCTTTATTGTGTGTTATTGTGCACGCGCCCGCCCTCCCTTCCTTTATTTTATTTCTCATTACTTATCTATATATTCTTATTATATTTTATTCTTTTTATATTTATACTGTATGTTGTTATTCAATACAATAGTTATATATCTATTATATTATGTTCCTTTTATATTTATACTATATGTTATTATTCTTTCTCATATATTGTGTTACTAATTATATCAATCGTGCTACTGTTTATTAAAGCCATGTGTTTATTATTCCCAGTTATTTATACACGTTCTTTTTATGTGTATGTTTTATTGTCTTTTCTATCCATTTTAAGGCTTTATAAGGGCTTTATTTATTCAGGGTATATCTAAGTCTGGTTTTATATTTAAAGTGTCTGTACGTTGCTCTATTGCTTTATACTGGCTTTCTATATATGTGTTTATAATGTCTGTTCGTAAATGTTAGTCCTGGCTAACAAATGTATTTTTTTTATTACTTTTCTTACTTTTTTTCTTAATTTACTTGACTTTTATCCCGGTTGTATTATTATGTATGTATAAGTTGAATACTAATTAAAGGGGTTTAATTATGAATAACAATTTAAAAAGCAGCCAAGAGTTAAGGGAGTCACTGCAAAATTGTGATTTGTTTACGTTTAATAATCTGGTTATTGTTCATAAAAATGTGATTATTAAACTGGCTAAAAATGATGCAAGATTTAGGCAAGTTCTTAAAGTTAAGCTGGAGTCACTGAAACAAAATTGCTGTTTAAAAGCTTATTACTTGTCAATGGAGATTTAACATGAACGATTATTTAAATGTAATACTTTGCAGCGCCGTTATTTTTGGATTTATTTTTCTTTGTTCGCTAGCACTTAGATTTTTTATTTAATAGTTTTATGAGTGTCTTTTTTAAGACACTCATAAACCGGTTAAATGGTTTAAGTTCTTTTATAAGTTTTTTAATAAATGTTTAAGGGGGGGCTTAATATGAAAGATGAAAGAATAAATTTAATTGGCAATAGAACAAAAAGGTGCTTAGTTTTTCCTGTAACAATACAAAATATTTTAAAAACTGAAGAAATTTACCAGACTAAAAGCGGAAAAATAACTTGTATTATGAAGGACGGCAGAAAAGCAACAAAAAAGAGTGATATTTTTATAGATGATTTTTCCGCTAATATGATAATAGATTTATTTAGTTAAAAGCTTTATACTTTCAGATAATTTATTTATCTGATTGTACAAGTCTTTTAATCGTTCTTTCAAAACTTTATTTAATTATTCTGAGATTATGGATAATTAAATATAAATTTAAGGTTTAACGGGATTATTTAATTATTTAAATTATCTCTTTAAGTCTTAAAATAAATATTAAGGGGTTAATTATTATGAATAAAAGCGAATTAATTGAAGAAGCAAAAAAAGAGATTGAAAAATGTTCGTGTGACGTAAAAAGACACAATTTAGTTAATTTTTTAAAATTGTGCAAAAAAACCAAAGTTTTATCTGATTATGAATTACAGGCAAAATTCTTTTTGTTAAAATCAGATACTACTTTAAAAATCGAATTCTTAAAAAACGGCAAATATTTTGACGACGACAAAGACAAAAGAAATATTTATCAGTGCATACTGTCAAAAAATGGGGAAGTTTATTCCTTTACTTTTGGTGATTCGATCAACAATACACAAAAAGGGATAAAGCCGTCAGTATATGATATTTTAGCATGTGTCGAAAAATATCAATATGACAACTTTAAAGATTTTTGTAATGCTTTTGGCTATGACGAAGACAGCCGAAAAGCATATAAAATCTATGAAGCAGTAAAAGAACAGGGGGAAAATATTATTTCTTTGTTCGGAGAAGATGACACAATTAACGACCTGAGAGAAATTGTTTAAAAACCTGATATTTGAACAGTAATTTATTTACTGTTCTTTTATAAGTCTTTTAAATTTAAGGGGGTTTTATGTGGGTAACAAAAGAATTTAAGACAAAAGAAAGTATGCAAAAATTTATTGATAAGAACAATAACAAAATTCAATACGAAGAAATTTTTGTCAATAACGGGTATTGCATAGAATACCGCAAATTAAAAAGAATATATTAAAAGGGGGAGAAATAACATGAAAAAAGAATTGATAAAAATCAATACTTACCGGGGCAAGTCAAGGGAGAAAATGATTTGCACGGGTTACAAGCTCATCGAATTAACTTATGGAGAAAATGGTCAGGTGCTAAGAGAAAATGAAGTCAAAGAAGTTCAGTTTTAAGGCCTGATACTATAAGAGAACTTTTTTCTCTTATGGTATAAGTTTTTAAAATATTAAAGGGGGTTTTATTATGAGAATTATGGAAGTAAAAGTTTTTAGATTTGAAGAATTAGAAAAAAGAGTACAAGAAAAAGTCATTGAAAAATGGTATGAAGAAGAAAACTTTCCATTTTTAGGCGATGACTTAAGAGAAAGTCTTTCCAGCAATGAAAAGAATATTTTTGAAAATGATTTTAAAATCTGGTATTCTCTTTCTTATTGTCAAGGCGATGGCTTGAATATTGAAGGCAGTATTGACATTAAGAAAATCCTTGATCTTTTACCGGCAGAATTGAAAGAAAAATTTACCGGAAAGATTTACAGTCTTAACACAAAGTCAAATAATAGCCGGTATTCTTTCCATAGCAAATCTGATATACATTATGAATTAGATAATCTTGATGTTGATGATTATGATTTATTATGTGAAGAATTTGAAAACGAAGTGTTACCTGTCATATGGAATATTTACGACGATTTATGCAGGGAATTACAGAAAGACGGATATTCAATAATTGAATACAGAATGTCAACTGAAGAATTTACAGATATGTGCAGTGCCAATGAATACGAATTCTATATTGACGGTAAAATGGTTTAACACTTATATTTAACCCTGATTTTATTATCGGGGTTTTATACAAGTCTTAAAATTTATTTTAAAGGGGTAATAGTATGATCAAATTTTATCAGGAAAAGAAAACCGGAGATTTTCTCTGTATAGATTCTGAAACATGGAAGCATTACAAGAGAATTTATCCGAACAGAGAAAGAATGTTCGAGGGTAGAGCCGTATGTATTGAAAATAATATCAATTCAATTAATACAGCTGGTATAAGTTCAGGATATTTGCGGATAAATTGCAAACGAGTCCAGAAAGAAAGTGTTCCGGCTCAATGGCTTAAAAATCTTATAGGAGAATAACATGGATAAAATTATACGGTTTATACACGATAGAAACGGTCTGCTAAAAGATTTAGAAAATTAAATTAAAAAGGGGTAATAGTATGTACAAAACAGAAACGTGGTTGCCGAAATTTCCAGGATTTTATGAATCAGTTTATGATCTTGACTATGATAGAATTGAAGAAGACATAAAAGAACTGATTGAGGACAAAGAATTAAGAGATTTATGTATTAAAGAATTCTATTGTACCGAAGAGTCAACAAGAGTATGGGAAGACTGGAAAAGACAGATTACAAAAGAATTTACTTCAGCAATGGAAGGGATTTTAAGAGAAAACAATTTTATTGAAAAAATCAATTTTCAATCCTTATATTCACCGCGAGAATATAATTTCAGCACTGACAGCATAAATGTTGAAATAGAATTCAGTGAAGAGAATATTAAAGCCATTCAAAATTTCCTTAAAGAGAATTCTGCGAAATGGAGTAAATATTTGAAAGAAAGATACTCCTCACGTTCAGGCTTTATATCTTTTCACGATAATTTTTCAGACAGTGAGGAGTGGATTATTGACACTGACCATGCTCTATCTGATAATCATAATTTTGGCAGTCTCTTAGAATTTATAATTGATTGTCTTGAATTGGATGACGAATATTTTATGTATTTCGTTCTTGAAAGCTGTTATGTCGATCTTGACATTGAAGTTCTAAAGAATGAAGTAATTGAAAAAACAGGATATTCACTACCAGAAAGCGTACAGAATGAAAGAGCACTGGACAAAATGGCAGAATGTCCGAAATTGTTTTAAAGCCTTATATTTTCCCTGATATTTTGTCAGGGATTATACAAGACTTTAAATAAAATCAAGGGGTTACTATATGGAAAAATTGTACGCAGAGAATCAAAAGTTTATCAAGAGCACTGCTTTTAAGGTCGGGAAAAGTACGGGCATTGAAAGTGAAGAGCTCGAATGCCAGGGCAATCTGATTTTTGTCGAGTGTTTCAATTCTTATGATCATACGCGAGGTTGTTTTGAGAATTATTTCAGATCAACTCTAATGTTTGAACTGTTCCAATACACCAGCACATTGAGAAAGCAGGCAGGAGGACAGCACAATTACAAGAACAAAGACAAGTTCGTTCCGGCCATAAGTGCTGAAGAAAGTTTCTTTTCTCAAATGCCCGACAAAAGAGAAACTGACATTGAAAAACTGACTATTGCGGAAGCAACACTTGAAAGCATGAACAGAGATGCAAAATTAGTTGTTAATGCAATATTCAATGAAGAATTTCCAGAAGAATTTGAAGCAATTCAAAGAAGCAACAAGTCAAACTTTAAGAAGTATCTCAAAAAGAATGATGAATATGTCGGCATTGACAGTAAGGCCGAAGTACGGGTAAAAAAGAAGTGGATAAAAAACTATTTGAAAAAGCAGGGATGGACACATAACCGCATAGAAAATAGTTTCAGGGAAATTACATTGAACTTAATGGAGGTTTAAGGATGTTTTATATAGAATATGTTGAGCGCATTAACGGGATAGAAATTAATAAAGTTTCTCCTAGTTTTGAAACTATAGACGAATGCGGAGATTTTGTCAGGAAAGAAATTACAACGAATAGAAAAAGATACTTCCAGAGATTTATTATTGAAAAGTAAAAGCTTTATACTTGTATCAGATATATTCTGGTACTTGTATAAGTCTTTTAAATAAAATATTAAGGGGTGAAAATATGTATAGAAAGATTGAAACCAGACAGATCAATAAATGGATTAAGCATTTAAGCACAATTAACAAGATGCACACATATTTAAATTACGAACCAATTTCTGAGAACTATGAAATGATAGAATTTTTTCGTTCTATGGTAAAAGAAAATAAAAATTTAATTAGTTAATTAATGCGCCCTCATATTTTTATGGGGGCATTTTTATTTTAAAATACATATATTATGTAAGGGGATAATCAAAATGAAAAATCAAGACCTTTTAATATCAATGATGGAACAGTTAAGAGACTATCATATACACGATTTAGAACGATTATCAAAAAGGCATATGATAGATGAAACAGTCAAAATTGAAATCGCTTATAACACAGGGGCAAAAAATTCTTATGAAACTATAATAAAAATTTTGAATTCCCAGGAGTTTTGAAAGAATGGAATTGCAACAAGCAATAAAAGAAGCAATAAATAATCCCGGCATTAAGTCCGCCGATATTTCTATGTTCAATCAAATGCTTAAATCCCAGAAAATAACGGGATTGCAGCAGGAGTTCGCCGTCAAGGCCTTGAAAAGATATGGCATAGAAGTACGGACAGAAGTTGAGGGCAGAAGGGCGGTACTAAGAGAAAATATAATTTACTGTTTTGGAAAACTCAGCAGGGACGAATTGATTAAGTTAAATAACATTCCCGGAACTATAACATTGCGGGAGCACTCCAGTGTTCCATGTAATAAATATAGTATCAGGGTGTTGAGAGAACTCAGGTACAAATTCAGCCAGAATTTGATTGAGAGGGAGAAAGAAAATTCTGAATCAGTAGAAATAAAAGACGGGCTGAGACTTCCTAAAGGATTGCTACCTTTCCCATATCAATATGAAGGGTGGAGAAAGATAGAAGAGTTCGGAGGGCGTTGCATTGTCGCGGATCAACCAAGAATGGGGAAGACTATTCAAGCAATAATGTATATGGTAAATCATCCAGAATTAAGACCGGCATTAATAATTGTGCCAAGTTCTATCAAACTACAATGGCAGAGAGAAGTAAATAAATGGATGCCGGGAGAAAAATGTACGGTTATAAATGGTAAAAAATCTGAAATTCCAAAAGAAGGAATTGTCATAATTAATTATGATATATTATATAACTATTTTTCCTTTATCGAGGATGTTGGATTCAAAATAGCAATTCCTGACGAAGTGCATCGTATAAAAAATATGAATTCCCAGAGAAGTAAGGCATTCAAATATCTATCGGCAAACATACCTCATATTATAGGATTGAGCGGTACTCCCATAAGTAACCGGCCATCCGAATTTTTTGTAATATTGAATATACTTAACCGAGAGATGTTCAATAGCCATCAGAAATATCTCGATAGGTATTGTAACGCGAAAAAGGATCCGAGCGCTCGTGGAGCTAGCAATATTCAAGAACTACACGACATTTTAAAAAAGACTCTGTTAATAAGAAGACTTAGATCCGAGGTATGGCAAGATATTGAGGAGCGACAAAAAGTTATCATACCAGTTGAGATCGATAATAGGGCCGAATACCAAGAAGCGGAGCAAGATCTCATAGCATACTTACGAAAAACTAAAGGCAATAGAGCAGCACAGAATGCAATAAGATCTCAGGCACTTGCGAAGTTTAATGTGCTCAAAGAAATTTCTTCGAGAGGAAAATTAAAGCAAGCTCTCGATTGGATAGAAGATTTTACAGAGGCAGAAAAATTGGCTACCTTCTGCATAAATAGGAATATGGTAGAGGAAATAAATAACCATTTTAAAGGCAATTCTGTTAAACTTTATGGAGGAATGAGTAATAAACAAAAGGATGAAGCGGTTTCCAAATTTACTAATGACCCAAATATAGATTTATTTGTGGGAAATATAGAAGCTTGCAAAGAAGGACTTCCATTGCATGTCGCAGATTGCACTCTTACTCTACAACTTGACTGGGTGCCTTCAAACCACGAGCAATGTGATTCCAGGGTAATAAATAAAGATAAACTTCACGTTCCAATCACATCGTATTATATGATTGCAATAGATACAATCGAAGAAACAATTGCGACTATGATTGATAAAAAAGAAAAAGTGCTGTCAAAATTATTAGATGGCGAAGAAATTGAAGAGGAAAGTTTACTAACCGCCCTTATTGAAAAATATTCTAATTTATAGTTGACTTTAAAAAAACATTATTTCAATGTTATATATCTTTTAATTTATCGGGGCAGTATGGATTGCAAGCCTGCTGCCCCATTCTCACTAAATTAAAAGAAATAAATTAGAAGAGGCTAAAAAGATGAAAACCAAGCATCAATCTATAACATTACTCTCAAATAATATTGCGGAAATGACTATTGTTAGTCGTAAATATGGAATTTTGAAAACTTTGATCGATATCGAAGATTTAGAAAAAGTAAAGGAATATATTTGGCGAGTATGTTGGGATCCAAAAAAGAATAATTTTTATGTATATGGCTCGAATCGGAAGAAAAATATTTTATCTTTAAGACTCCAGAGATTTCTTGTTAATTGCACCGATAAAAAATTAAAGGTTGACCATATTAATGGCGACACTATGGACAATAGAAAATCAAATTTAAGAATTTGCACACATATAGAAAATAGTTGGAATAGTGCTAAACCAAAAGGGAAAAGAACTTCAAAATACAAAGGCGTAGATTTTATGAAAAACGAGGGGAAGTATAGAGCAAGGATAAAAGTGAATTATAAAGAAATAAATTTAGGTTGTTTTTTATTAGAAGATGACGCCGCAGAAGCGTATAACAAAGCGGCAATTAAATACTATAAAAATTTTTCATTACTTAATGAGATAAAAAAGTGATTTCTTACAATTTTGAAAAACTACTCGAAGACTATGGCATTGATCATAAACCAATGAATAGTCGCGGATATATTCCTGTAAATTGTTGTTTATGCGATGACGATGGTTTTAAGGGAGGATTTAACTCAGAGCGCGGTACATATTATTGTTGGCGTTCTGGAAGTCATCCCTTACCTGACGTTATCAAAATATTAACGGGCCAGGACTGGCGCGACATATACTTGCAATATAAAACAGATTTGTCTCCGAGGGATCTGTATATCATGCAAAATTCCAGCGCTGCTCCTCGTCCCGCAAAATTATCTTTGCCGGAATTTACAGAGCCTTTAAACGACAGAGCCAGAAAATATCTTGAGTCCAGGAACTTCGACAGCTATAAACTTGAAGAATTATATGATTTAAAAAGTACGGGAATTCACGGCAGATATAATTTCAGAGTGATCATTCCCATATATTTCGAGAATCGCCTGGTCTCATTTTCTTCTAGGGATTATACTGGGAAAAATGAACTCCGATACTTCTCATGTCCGGAGAAAGATGAATTGATCTGCCACAAAGATGTACTTTACGGCTATGACTTGGTTCCGACAACACATGTAATTGCTTGCGAAGGCCCTGCAGATAAATGGAAGATGGGGGTAGATTCTGTGGCAACCTTTGGGATAGGATTCAAACAAAATCAAATAAATTTATTATCGACATTTTCTAAGATCACTTTATTATATGACAGTGGAGACACGGCACGTAAAAAATGTGATCTCCTTGGCAATCAATTAGCTGGACTGGGATGTGAAGTAGATGCTATTTATCTAAAAGAAGGAGATCCGGGAGATTTAACAATGGACGAAGCAAATTCACTAGTAAAAGATATAATGGGAGGCCAAAAATGAGTAGTTTTTCAAAACTATTAATAGCGAATGCAATGATGTTAGCCCACTTTGATCCAGGTATGCAGAGAATAATACGTAGGTATGAAAATGCAAAACCGGCTTATTATAAAATAAGTCTATCAAAGCAGGAGCGCAAAGGCAAAACGCATGAAGAAATACAGCGTTTGAGAGTTGAAAAGTATACGCGAATAAAAGATGGAGAAATAATATGAAAATAAGTAAGTGCCTGGCCTGCGGAGAAGTATTTGAACGCCCCAAAGAAGATGACGGCCCATTCGTATGCCCTTATTGCCTGGGAGCATACAAAGAAAAGAAGTTCAATTACAAATTTATTTTCAGGCCAATTTGTATGATGACTTGCTTTTATTATGCGCTCAGATACGATGTTTTAATTAGCGGTCACGATTTTATCGAAAGAGAAGATGGATGCCTGGAATGCAAAATATGCGGGGAGGAAAGCAAATGAAGAAAGGTGATGGCGTTAAAATAATCGCCAAGGAGTCTGATATGCAGCACATTCCCAAGTTTAACCGTGACTCAATACTGACTCATCCCTATGGATATGTTTACCATGTTTATAAGGACGGAATAGAAGTAAGAACGGTTTCGGGAATATATGAATTTAAACCCGAACATTTAAAGGAGGGGTAGATGGCAAGAATTATCGTAGGTTGCGAATTCAGTCAGATCGTCACCAAAGCTTTTCGAAACAAAGGCCAGGAAGCCTTTAGTTGTGATCTGAGACCTACTGAAGGCAATCCGGATTGGCATATCCAAGATGATATTTTAAATCATTTGGACGATGGATGGGATCTTGCTATATTTCATCCCGAATGCACATATCTTACTGTTACCGCGAACAAATGGCTTAAAGATCAGCCCAAAAGAAAATCTGGAGCATTAGTAGGCGCAGAACGTAGGCAGGCGCGCCGGGAAGCCATAGAATTCTTTCTTAAATTGTGGAATGTCGGCATACCGAGAATATGCATCGAGAATCCCGTAGGATGTATGAGCACAGAATTTAGAAAACCAGACCAAATAATTCAACCTTTTTGGTTTGGGCATAAAGAAAGTAAAAAAACGTGTTTGTGGCTGAAAAACTTGCCTTTGCTGCAACCCACAAATATTGTAGAAGAAGAACCAAGAATGTTATTAAAATCGGGCAAGACTATGCCAGAATGGTACGCAAGACCAAAACTAGGGAAAGATAGACAGGACATGCGTAACCGTACTTTTCAAGGAATTGCAGATGCCATGGCGACCCAATGGTCTGATTTAAAATAAAAGGAAAAATAAATGAATGTAAAAGATTGTATTTCGTGCGGCAATTGCGTTGACTTTGCCCTGGGAGAAAAGTGTCCGACCCGAGCATTCGTACTTGTGGGAGTGACTTATAAAATTGCTTTCATCGACCAGGACTTATGCATTAATTGTGGCAGATGCAAGGAAGAAATTGATTGTTTAAATGAGGCAATAGCATGATAAAGGTAGGAGACAAAATTAAAGTATTGACCGATCAATATCCAGGACTCACGAAAGGGGAAATATATGAAATATATTGGGTAAGCGTTATAACCTCATATCGTTTTTCCTTTACGGTTAAAGGCTCAGATACCGTGCGGTTCTATCCAGCGGAAGGTTTTGAACTGATTGAAGAACAACCGGACTTAGTGAACAAACCCGCCCATTACACAAATGGAAATATTGAATGCATTGACGCAATTAAATCTGCATTGACTCCAGAAGAATTCCGTGGATATTGCAAGGGCAATTTAATAAAATATACGTGGAGAGAACAATTAAAAAATGGAGTAGAGGATTTGGAAAAAGCAATGGTCTATTTAAAATGGCTTATCGACGAATTAAATAATAAATAATTGAATTATTAATAAATTTTAATTGAATTATTTTATTTAAAAATACATATATATTATGAGGGGCGGCGGCAATGACAGGAAATACTTCACATTAAAACCCCTTTAATATATTTCATTTGTTGCCGCCCCTCTTGTTATTTGAAATATGGCGGAGTTAATTCAGATGGTTAGAATCCCCGAGCTATCATAGTCGGGGTGTCGGGAGTTCAAGTCTCTCACTCCGCCCATAAAATCAGACCGCATCCAGGATAAAGCGGCTACTGTCAAGATTACCGTGTTAGCGGATCTAACTAACCTTGCCTAGCAATAGGATATAATAAACCTGAGATTAGGCCAAAAGTTGCGAAATTACCGTACAGATGGCAAGAGCACGGCATCTCAGAGAGATGGGACAAGTCGAGAGGCCTCCGAACGCGGGTTCGAATCCCGTTTTCGCAAATCTGGACCATGCAGCAGGCACTGGATGGAACTCAAAAACAAACTAATAAGAATTAGATTGTTCTTTTATTAGCGGTTTTTATTGAATTAAGTCGTATTTTTCTAAAGTAGGAATGAGCTACCTACGATCAATTTTGAACCGGCAAGATGTAAGCAATGGCAGATAAACCCATTCCTGTTAAATCCAGGCGGTTCTTAAAAATTATTGCAAGTCAAGGAGAAGTATATGTATAGAATAAAAACGGAGCAGGAATTTATTTCTGAGTATGGAACGAAATGGAAAATGAAAGTTGGATGGAATCTTGGGAGCAGTATGGACCATCTTTTTGGGAAAGAAGTCGAAACAAATCAGCACCATCATATTAATGAGTGGTCTATATCTCCTGACATGATAACGGATAAACCACTCAAAAAAACGATGCTGGTGAAAATAAAGGACAGAGAATATTTAAACGATGTTTTATATGGCTGGACAGATGAAATGGAAATCAGAATCCCAGGCGATCGAATAATAGAAATATGGGGGTCAGGAAGGCCATATCATTGGGACTTTCCCGATATAACATTTAGTATTTCAAAGGCAATGATAGAGAGGTGGGAGGATTCCAAGTCAGCTCCGGAATATAGCGGAAAAGATATTGATACAATAATGTATGGGGCGACTAGGTCTGACCCTCCTGAACCGTCTCCTTATCCTTTTCTTTATCCGCAGTATGGCATGAGATTTTCTGCGGACTTTCATGTGAGACCAGATAAAAAGAGCAAGATTAAAAAACGCACATATAATTTAAATTATTAGGAGATAATTATGTCAGAACAAAAAACATTATTCGAACAGTTTTACAATGCCAGTGACGAACTCAAGGCAAAAATCAAGACTCCATTTGTACGGAGAAAACTCAAGCTCAGATTTCAGAGTGCTTTCGCAAGCATCACCGAAAAGCAAGCCAATCTTGAAGTCGAAGTCAACAGCCTTTCAGAAAAAGTAGAGAATCTCGACATCAACAGACTCCTCGAAATTTCAGATGAACTTGAGACACTGGACAAGGACAAAAAGAACTTGGCTGAGATGTACAAGGCCTGGTTTGGAAAAGAGCTGAAGGATATTGACGAAGAGTAGTATTTAAAAATGGGGTGGCGGAAGAGTAGAGACGCTAAACATAATATGTTGGTTAAGTGAGGGTTGGCATAAGAGCGCGCGGCCATAAAGTCGGAAACCATAACCGAGACAACGCTCACATCCGGGTATCAAATCCCGGCCCCATTTTTTAATTTATAATATACCCTAAAAGATATAAACAAGATTTATCACTTACAGGGTATATTATAAAAATTACTTGCCTTTTTAATCTGCAACAATACAAATAGTTATATTCTGAGTCCAGGAGAAAGTTATGAATCCGTTCGAGTTTTCCGAACAGTTGAAAAATGTTAATTGGCTGTATCAAGACATCAAAAATCCTCGGGTCTGGAATGAATCAAGACTATTTTACGAGAAGATGTTGAAGACTTCGTGGAGCTCTCCTGTTCACAGGCATATATGGATAAAGGCTAAGAATGACTTTTTAAAGAGTTTTAGTAATTGACAGAATAATTGATATATTGAAAGATGTGAAATAGGAGATTAACTTAACAGGGGTGTTTAAGCTAGTCTCGAAAAGACCCTCATTGACATGCACCCCAGCCGGAACCTTTTCGGATTATGTCAGTGGGGGTTTACTATTTTATAGGAGACTTATCGATGAGTATAAATTTTGAAGAAGTCAAAGTTTATTTAGACGCAAGAAAGAATAGGAAAAGATTTATTTCTTTTAGAGATATTATTTCCAATGAAGATTTATCGAATTTAAGAAAATTAATGTCTGATTATGGAACAAAAGAAGTTGAGGATACTTTTTTGCGTTCTGATGATTGCAATTATTATCCGCCTATAATAATAAGAAATTGCAAAAGATGCGGAGATTCGTATGAAATAGAACTTTCAAAAACTAAATTCATAGATTTTTTAAGACATCCAAGAGAATTCATTTGTTGTCGCTGCGACAAGTTAATAGATAAAGAAAATCGAGAACGATACAAAAAAGAATACGAGGAGAGAGAAAAAAATAAAGATTCAAACTTTTCGGAATTCGTAAAAAACTTTTTGACGCCTGATCAAGAAATTAAATGGAAAGAAAATAATACACCTTCTAAAAAATTTAATGCGTTATTGATAGCAATAGATAATTGCGCCATTCAACAAATTACAGATTATATTAAATCTATGCAATATTATGATTTTTTAAAGACTCAATATTGGAAAGTAATAGCGAATAAAAAAAGATTACAAAATAATTTTAAATGCGAATTATGTTCTTCAGAAGAAAAGATCGTGGCGCACCATAAAAATTATGATATTCATGGATATGAACATATCAATTTAAAAGAACTTATTGCTTTATGCAATGATTGCCATTCTAAATTTCACGATAAGGTAAAATAATATGAAATGGTTTAAACACGATACAGATGCTTATAATGACGCAAAAGTAAAAAAACTTATATTAAAATATGGCGCGACCGGATATGCCATTTATTTCCATTGCATAGAACTTATCGCGGGAGATATGAACGAGAATAATATAAATTTTCAATTAGAACATGATAGCGAAATAATTGCAGACAATTTAAAGATATCTGGAACGTCTGAAAAATCTGGTATTCAAATTGTCGAAGAGATTATGCTTTATATCCTCAGTTTAGGTTTATTTGAAGAACGTAATGAACATATTTGCTGCCTTAAACTATTAAAACGTATGGATTTAAGTATGACTTCGAATAAAAAATTTCGAGTTATGATCCAAGACGCAAAAAAGATCCATTTTGATTCATTCGATTCAGAAGAAGAGAAGCTTATTACAGAGTCATGATTTATCATGACTCAATCATGCAAGAAGAGATAAGAATAGACTATATGAGATAATATAAAATAAGAAACATAAGAACAGAATTGTCCTACGGACAAAATTATTAAGGAGATTAAAATATGAAAAAAGACACCTTCCCGCAAAATAATATAAGTACAAGTGATGTCGCCAGCCAGACCCTCGAAGTGCTCCAATACTGGAATACATTGCCATATTTCTCCGCGCACAAAGATCCTTCCAAGAAAAATTACAATATGGCACTGTGGTGCCTGAAGACTTTGATGGAGGGCCGGGCTGTAGAGAAAATGGATTTTGACGACGACTTTATTGCTGATAATGGCATAACAAATATTGAATTAAATCATAAATTTACTGTAGAAGAAATAAAAGCTGCTATTGACAAGTATTCGTTTATGTCTTCGCCGGAATATATCGCCGATAAAAGCAAGTGGAGCCGGAGCCTGGATTATTTTATATACAATCAAGTCACGAAAAGATCTTTCTTCTGGACACTGACAGGTGGCCGTGAAATACCCGGCACTCCAGAAAAGCCACTCGACCCCAAAATATTCGAACACTATAAAAACCACTTCTTTTACGGCCACACAATCACCGTCGAGCAAAACCAGGCAATTATTAAGTCAGTTAATTATGTGGTGATGCAGCAGCGCGCATATCAGGAGAAAGTATGCAATCACTATCATCAGCATCCCCTGAAAGACTTTGAATTTTATCGCATGCACAAACAATATGTTGATCTTGAAGTCAGAGACAGGGATGACTTTACGGCAAAACATCTGGGCGCCTATACTTTTGGCAAGTTCCCGGCCTGGTTGATGGATATGCATGGAATTGAATACGATGTATCGGCCAAGGAAATTGAACGGGCAAAAGAGAAATACATCCGGGATGAAATCAAAATAAAGCAGAATACCCGAGAAGAGGAGAAAAGGAACGCAGAGCGTGAAATCTGGCTAAAAAACAGGGGTAAAAATAAATACCAGGTCTAAGTACGGTTTTATATTTAAAGTGTCTGTACGTGTCTCCTGTGAAGTCTACGAAGGCCTCATAAAACATCTGAAATAAATTACTTTAGAATACATATAGAAATAGAGAGGTTTGTTATGAAAACTAAATTTAGCGTACAAAATATTTTAGACTTTGGTCCGTGCAGTGAGTACACAGAAGAGAGAATAACAGAATTGTTTGAATCGGTTGGTTGTAAAAAATATATCACGGTCGATAAATTATTTAAGGTTGATATCACACATCAAGATTTTTTCTGGTTGATTTTAAGAAATGATTTTATTCCAGAAAAACAATTGCATGAGATAGCTATATGGTGTTTCGAGCGAATTGCACAACCTATATGGGAAAAATATTATCCTGACGATAACAGGCCCCAAGAAGCTATTAGAATTAAAAAATTATGGTTAAAAGGTAAAGCGACTACAGAGGAATTAGCTGCTGCGGGGGCTGCTGCGGGGGATGCTGCGAGGGGTGCTGCGGCTGCTGCGGGGGCTGCTGCGGGGG